ATGTGCAGCCACTACACCGCGCTCAAGAAGCAGGAACAGATGGAAAAGTACTTCCGGGCCCGAGCCATCCCGTTGCCGGCCAAGTCGGATATGTGGCCAAAGTACCAGGGCTTGTTCGTGCGGCGCCCGCCCGAGCATGATGCGGGCGACGAGGCCGTGCCGGAGCGTGAGGCGGTCATTGGCCGTTGGGGCATGATCGCGCCTGGCACGCCGCTGGGAAAATTGGCGCAGGCGGAGAAGATCTACACGTTCAACGCGAAAAGCGAGACCGCACACACGCTGTGGACATTCCGTCAGGCTTGGGCCAAGGGCCAGCGATGCATCATTCCAGCAGAGGCCATCTTCGAACCCGACTGGAGATCCGGCGCCGCGGTGGCTACCCGCTTCACCCGCGCCGACGGCGCGCCGCTTGGCATCGCCGGCCTCTGGGATCGCTACCGGGACGCCGCCGGCCAGTGGCAGGAGAGCTACACCATGCTCACCATCAATGCCGACCAGGATCCACTTTTCCAGCACTACCACCAGGCCGGCAAGGAAAAGCGCATGGTCGTGATCTTGCCAGAGGGCGCCTATCAGGACTGGCTCACCGCGCCGGCGGCCCACACTCGCGATTTCCTGGTGCCCTACCCGGCCGATCGGCTGCTTGTCGAGGCTCTGCCGAAATAGCGCCCTATCCCACCTTCTGCCGATACAAGTCTTGGGCGGCCGGCAACGACGCGCGCATGCCGTAGATCGTGCCATTGTCGCCGCGGCTGAACCACAGTTCGTACTGCCACATGCCGTCCACGAAGACGCGGCAGATCGTCCATCCAGCCGGGCCCTGCCAGTAGAAGTCGTCCCGCTGTGTCCACTCTACATCCGCCATGGTCGGTCCCCTATCGGCCGAAATCAGGGCCGAGTTGCGTTGGTCTAGCGCTGAAATATACTGTGTTTTTGTACAGTATATTTGCTCCGACCATGCAGCTCCAGTGCTCCGTCCTGCGCACCCATCACCTGGGTGAGCGCCGCCGCGACAATGATCCTGGCCAGCCCGTCGTAGGCATCGTCCGGATGTACTCCATGCTCCACAAAGGGCTGAATCGCCATGTCCCGCGCATGACCATGGAAGCCCTGGCCAAGTTCGGAGCCACTGTTCCGGGCGCTATCCCTGATCTGCTCGAACCCCAGTTGCTCACGTTTAGTTCTGACCGCGGCATGATGGTCGTCGGCTTCGAGGAATTAGCCGGGGTGCGCTACTACCAAGGGTGGTGGATGCAATGGACCGTGGCGTGACCGCCATAACTGGGACGGCGCGGGATAGTGCCATTGTTGGAGTGTTGCACGACGTCGACACCCAAACCACAAACCATTGAAATTACACTTGGTGTAATAGTGGTATATTGACATCCTCATCGTAACGCCTAGAATTGAGCAATGAAAGTTGAGCACGAAGACGGCTTGCTGCAGCGATTAGAGACGGACCCCCACTTCGCAAATGGCGAGGACCCGCACATAGTGCGATCTTTTCGCATGCGCCTCGTGATGCTTAGGAGTGCAACCAACGTGCAGTCCCTCGGCGCATTGAGAATGCTGGACCTTCAGGTCGGGGGCCACCGCACCTATTCGATCCGCCTCACCGCAAACAAGCGTCTCAGCTTTAGGCAAGAACCGAATCACACAGAAGAGATGGTTAAGGTCCTTTCAATTGACACTGTCCGTTGAGGCCTGACCCGGAGAACGCTATGCAAACAGCAGCAGAGTATTTCCCGCCAGGGGATTTTCTCAAAGAGGAGCTCGAAGCTCGAGGGTGGACACAAGTTGAGTTGGCCGAAATTATGGGCCGCCCTACCCGCCTGATAAATGAAATCATCGCTGCCAAGAAATCCATCACCCCCGAGACGGCTGTGCAGCTCGGCGAGGCGTTGGGGTCTGACGCTCGGTTCTGGATGAATCTGGAGAGCCAGTATCAGCTCTCAAAAGTGACGAAGCCCGACAATCTGATTGCACGCCGTGCGCAACTCTATGCTCGGTTTCCTGTCCGCGATATGGTCAAGCGTGGCTGGGTCCAGCTGAGCGAGAACATCGAAGTACTGGAACAGCAGTTCAAGACTTTTTTCGGTATCGATCGCCTCGACCAAGATCCTCACTTCTTGCACGCTGCAAAAAAGACAGATGAGACGAAGGAAGCCAGCATTCAACAATTGGCTTGGTTGTTCCGCGCGCGAACGATCGCAGCCAATCAGGTGAGCAAGAAGTTTAAGAAAGAGCTTCTCCAAGCGGCGCTACCCAGGGTACATGCGTTGTTATCCGCGCCCGAAGAGGTCCGTCATGCCCCGGGAATCTTGGCCGATTGTGGTGTCCGACTCGTTTTCGTCGAAGCACTTCCTGGCTCGAAAATTGACGGTGCGTGCTTTTGGCTCACACCGACACAGCCGGCGATTGCGATGTCGCTCCGCTTTGATCGAATAGACAACTTCTGGTTTGTGCTTCGACACGAGCTAGAGCATGTGCTGCAGGGTCATGGCAAAGATGACGGCTACATCTTGGATGTGGATATGGATGGCGACACTGCAGACCAAGTCATTGCCGAAGAGCGTATGGCGAATGAAGCTGCAGCCGAATTTTGCGTGCCTAAGACGGAAATGGACAACTTCGTGGCTCGTGTCGCACCGTACTTTAGCGACGAACGCGTGACGCTGTTTGCCAAGCGCTTGGAAGTTCATCCGGGAATCGTAGCAGGCCAATTGCGAAAGCGGCTGAACCGATACGACAGATGGAGCAAGTATCTGGCGAAAGTCAGGCACATTGCGATTCAGAGTGCTCCAACCGACGGTTGGGGAAATGTTGACTATTAATCGGAGGATGATGAACCTATGTCGGCATACTCAAATGCAGTGAAAGACTACATCGAGCGCTATCAGCGCGAGAAAGGTGATTCCAGCGGTCTCGTTGATACACATGAACTCGCGGCCTGGGCTTACGAGAACGGCCTGCACAAGCCGAACGCCAAGACCATCATTGACGCCATTGCGGCTGATATCGCTCAGGTCTTTCGCGAAGAATACAGAACGGATCGTCACGGGAGGCGCTATCGCGCGAAACACGCCACAACAAAAAAGGTAGGCAACAAGACGCTCTCGCTTTGGGCCGACCTTGACGATCCCAATGCCCCGCATGAGCATTTCCAGCGCTCGTTCGCTCAGCGGCGCCTTCAGATTGTGGGCGATTGCTTCCAGCTCAAGACTGACGCCGATGTGTACAACGACCAACGCCAGCCCGAAACGCCCGTCCAAATTGTCCTGGACTTTTCCTACGACGTGGAAGAACTTCAGCTCCGCAACAACAAGCGGGCTGCATAACGAAAAGGGCCTCAAAGCGCGCCAACGCCTGAGGCCCTGAATAAATGTGAAGCCCAACGGTCCCCTGGGCAACGCACCTTGACTGCAAAGTACAAATTGCATCGTAGTCGGTCGCCAAGCCGGCTGTCAATGTCAAGGCGGAAGTTGGGACGGCGTTTAGGAGCATACCTATGCAGCCGAACGACACCGAAGAGGTCATCTATCGGATGACTATCAAGGTCAAGGGACGCGTCATCCGTCGTCCCAACGGCCAACCGTTCCGGATTGTGTTGCGCAAGAAAAAAGCCAACTAACAAGCCGGTATCAAAAAGCCCCTGGCCTTCGGCCGGGGGCTTCTTGTTTTCGTGCCTTAGCTTGGCCACGCCGCCACAGTAGCCTGGTGCCGCGCCGCGCACACGCCGTACGCGACCAGCACGCTGTCCTGCAGCCAGACCTGCCATTCGTCATAGTTGGCAGGATCCTGAGGCGGATCAGAAATGTCCGAGCAAGGCGCAGCCAGGGCGCTATCGAGCGGCACGGAGCTTACCGCACACCGCCGCGGTCGATGGCATATGCTACATTTCCCCCGCCCTCAGGCTCCTTCGCCGGCGACTTTGGGTACTACGCTCCAGCCCCCTCACGGGTCGGGGCGTTTTTGCTTCTGGGCCGAAGCAATTGGTATCGGCTCAGGAGATGCGCCGCAAGCTGCACAAGGGGATGGCGCCGCGCTAGGCTAGGTAGTACCGCCACACTATTGCAAGCCCGCCCCCCAAGCGCAATACTGACCTTCCCGTGTTCTTCTTTTGGAGGGTATAGCAATGCAACGCGACGACATCCGAAAGTTGGGCGTCAAGGCTGCCCGCGAAGGCTTGACTCTGTGGGATTGCCCCTACTATTGCGCCGCGGCCATGCCCGGGCACACAGGTGAACCGATCACGGCATGGCGCGAGAAGGTCGAAGCTTGGGAAGCTGGGTGGTTAGCGGAAATGAAATGTTTGAGACCCCCGGGAAAGACGAGGTTCGCACCGCTGTCAGTTGAGCGGCGCCCCAACTGAACTATGTGCTAACGCCCCTGCAATGGGGCGTTTTCATTGGCGGCATGGCTACGGTCTGGCCCAAGCGTCTACCACTGTCTGATGCCGTGCCGCGCACTCTGCATACTGGAAGGCCAGCGCCACATGCGCCTGCGCCAGGTCGTCCCAAGAGGGCGAATCAACGCGCGGCACCGGCGGGCACGGCGCGCTGAGGTTGACGGGCAGCGTTGGCCGCGTCGATGGCTTCGTTGGTTGCGCGCACCCGGCCAGGGTCGCGCACGCAGTCAGCAGGCAAAGGGCGCTGAACGATTTCACGGGTATACCTCTCGATGACCTTGGGCTGGGCAGTGGCGAGCGTGTGCGCGGTGTCGGCCAGGCTCTGCGACAGCCCGGTCAGCCGCTCGGCCTCAGTCTTGAATTCCTCGAGGCCTGCCACGCGGTGGGCTTCCTGGCACTCGGCCCGACCGGCCGCACGCTGGGCGTGCCCGTACCAGGCGACGGCACCTGCGGCCAGGGCCAGAGCAGCAGCCCCGATCAGGTATGGCGCCGCGGCGCGCAGCAGCGGGTTCATGCCTGCCCCTTCCATTCGCGCGGAATCTGGAAGTGCGGGCCGTCTTTGAACGACTTCCAGTCGCCGCCCCACTCCACTGGCACGCCCAGTTCGGCCGCGCACGCCTTCACGACGTCCGCCAGCCGACGGAACTCTTCCCAACGGTCCCAAGGAATCGCTCCGCCCACCAGCGGCGCCAGGTCGACCGCGCGGCCGTAGCCATCGACCTGTTTCAGGTGCAGGCTGTTCTGCGTCTGGCTGGCCCCCTTGGCGACCAGCTCGCGCTGGCGCTCGGCCGTACGCAGGCCTTCCACGACGGTGAAGTCCACGGGCGTGCGCCGAATCGCCAGTTTGACGATTTCGACAAGCTGGGGGTGTACCCCTTCCAGGCGCTGCAGGCTGCGCGCCGACAGGATGAATTCGGGCATTGCTGCTCCTCAAATGAAAAGCGCGCCCGAAGGCGCGCGACAGGGTGAGTCAGGTGGGTGGGGGTTAGCGGCGCGCGGCGCGGGCGTGCTCGTCGGCCAGCATGGCCAGGCGCCCGCGCGCGCGGTAAAGCAGGTCCAGCTGCGCTCGCTTCTCCTCGGCCGGCAGGCTGGAACGCTCCAGGGCCTTGATCCTGGTGTTCACCTCACGCAGCTGGCCGTCGGCAGTCTTGAACAGCGAGCGCAGCCGCAGCTGATCATCCCCCGCCAGCGCGCGCGCCCGCTCCAGGTCGCCCAGCTCGCGCGCCTGCGAGTACGCCGCGTACACCTGATTGATTTCGCGCTGCTCGTCGTAGAACCGCTGGATGTACTTGCTGCTGCGCGGGTCTGCTTCCTTGACGAAGTCGCCCAGCACGAACCAGTTGTCCATGCGGCCGAGGTCGCGGCGGGGATTCTCCGGCAGTCCCGACAGCGGCCTGGCCAGGTAGTCCGACGCGTTCAGCGCCTGAGTGCCCAGCCAGCCGAAGTAGCCGCGCACCAGGTGCTCCAGGCGCTGCGGTGACAGGCCCAGGGTGCGGCCCAGCGCTACAGCGCCGGCAGACGTCGACGCAGTGAAGCGATCGCCAGCAGGCAGGCGTTGCTGGCCAACGCTGTCGATGTCACGCTCCCGGAACGAGTCATAGTTGAACGCGGCTTCCATAGCAGGCTTGACGATCTGCGGCACCGGGTTCATAGACAGCTGCTCGCTCAATATCGCGCCCACCGTGCGCCCGAAGTCGCCCAGGCGGAAGTCGTCACCGCCGAACGCCAGCTCGGTGCCGCGCTCGACGACACTGCCCAGCGCGCCGATTTCGAAGGGCTTGGGAATGTAGACCAGCTGATTGGTGCCGGGCAGCTTCGTAATCCAGAACGAATTCCGGGCCCAGTCTGGCAGCTGCTTGTAATCGTCGTCATCCTTCATGCCCAGGTAAAGCAGCGCCGACGCCATAGCGACAGCGCCCGACACCACCGCGAAGCGTGCGGGATCCGCGGCCGCGCCACGCCCCAGCTTGTACATGCCCTGCAGCCTGGCGTTGAAGAACGGCACCACCTGGGAAAGCAGGCGCACCGCGGAGAACGTGCCGCCGGCGGTGAAGTCCATGAGGTCGCGCGCGGCGTAGCTCGCCTCCAGATGGCTGCGGCCGGCATTGCGGGCCTGCTGATAGATGGCGGCGCGGTTGATCGTCTCCGCCCGGTCGCCAGTTTCCTGGTACCAATCGAAAGCCCGGCGCATCGCCCGGCCCATGCCGGCCGGGGACGTGATCACGTCGTCGGGATGGGCGCCCAGCTCGTCAACCAGCCGTTTCACATTGCGGGCATTGCCGTCGTTGAAGGATCCAAACCGGACGGCTCCGCCACCCGCCATCAGGCGCCGCCAGGTGTCGCTCTCCGCCCCGGTCGCTCGCCACCCCTCGACCAGGTTGCGCAACGGGTTAGTGGACAGGTTGCTGTCGATGGACATGGCCTGGATGGTGTCGCGCAGCAAGTTGCGCACGCGGAAGGTCGGGCTGATCGTCACGCCGACGGTCAGCGCGTGCTTGAACTTGCGCGCAGCCTTGGTGAACGGGTCATTGGAGCCCACGTAGTGCAGCGACGTCAGCGCATTCATCACCAGGGGATCATCCACCAGGTAGTGGCGCTCCTGCCCGTCGAACATCGCCCGCACGCTGCCGCGCTCCGCCTGGCGCACGCGCGAGGCGATACCCAACTTTTCCGCCTCTTGCAGCGCGCCCTGCGCGGCCAGGTTCTTCATGCTGGCCGAAAGGAGGTGCGACCAGTTGGAAACGGTGTTCGCCACCAGGTCGCCCAGCTTGTCGGTGCCACCCTTGAGGCGCTTGTAGGCATGCTGGCCAACCAGGCCGCCGATCTGGCCCGGCCCCATGGTCCCAGTCGCATCGTCCTCCATGACGCGGTAGAACGGGACATAGAACTCGCTTTCCCAGAGCGCGCGCGAACTGGGATCGACCAGTCCAGCCTGCTGCGCAACGTCCATTACGGAGCGCTGCAGCTCGTTGAACTGGCGCAGGGCTTCGCGGTAGACGGTAGAGCGCTCGCGACCGTCGGCCATTCTGCCGTCGGCCAGGCGCATGCCGGCCGCGATATCGTCGGGCGTGAAGAGACGTTCGCGCGAGGCGGCTTCTGCCTTGGCGCCCGGCCAGCGCGCCGCTTCCGCCCGCGCCGCGGCCTCGTCGGCAAAGCGTTCCGTGACGCCATTCTCGAATCGAACTTGCCATTCCGCTGCCAGCCGCTGCGCGCGGTTGGCAGCTATCCAGGCCATGAAGTGATCGTGCTCGCCATTCAGGCCGGCCAGGATCTCGGCCAGGCCAGCGCCGCCGGCCGTGTCCAGCGCGCCATCCTGCAGCCTGACCGCGCCATGCCGAACAAGATACTCCGCAGCACCGTCGGCCCCCTTCGACAGGCGAGCCTGCATGTAAGCCGTGGCGCTGATCCCCTTGAGCGGTGCGAACTGATCGAAAATGCCCTGCACCAGCTTGGCCTGCCAGCGGTCGGACACCTTCGCCATGCGTTCCTTGATGGGTTCCTGTTCGGCCCAGGCTCCGATCTTGCCCAGGAACTTGTTGCGCTGGCGCCGCTCGATGTCCGACAGGGTTTCACCCGGCCGGGCGATCTTGGCGCCGCGCTTGGGCTCGCGAGCGGCGGCCGGCCCGGCAGGTGGCGCCCCGGCCGTCGAGGCGCCGGCGGCGCGCGATTCCCTGGGGCCAGAAGTAGAAAGCCCCGCACTTGGCGGGGCTTCGTTGTTGGCGTCGCGGCCTAGTGGGCGCGCGGCTTCTTCAGGAGCTCGCCTGCCAGCTTCATCGACTCGCGCATGTCTTTCAGCAAGGATTCGGTCTCGGACGGCGTCAGGCGCGTCATGCTTGGCGAGATAACGCCCTTCTGATTCCGTGAGCGCGTCGAAGCCGCGGCCAGTGGCTTCGCGGAAGGATTGTTCGACATCGCCATAGAGGGCTCGCAGTTCAGAAAGGGTTTCGGGGGACAGCCGCAATGTAGCGCTGTAGCGCTTGCCAGTCAACGCGAACGACCCGACAACCCGGCCCCCGTTTTGCTGGATGTGCGAGGCCAGCGCCGCCAGCGTGCCGCCTTGCGTCAGCGTGTCGTCCACCAGGAAATAGGCCTTGCCCGGCTGTACGGCGCCGTCGAACTCGGGCTGCTGAAAGATGCGGCCCAGGCCATCGAGCGTGGTGCGCTTGGCCTTCACCGACTGGTAGATACCGGCATCCACGGGCAGGCCAAGCCGCTGACCCAGCGCCGTCGCCGCTACCGCCGGGATCTTGTTGTGGCCGGTGGCTTCAACGGCCAGCACGGGGACAATTGCCGGACGCTCGCCGCGGATCGCCTCCCGCACCTGCGCCACGGCCTCATCCGAAAGAACATCCTGAATCAAGCGCACGGCGGCCGCCGTGTCGCCCGCCTTTGCGGCGGCGTGGTCCGGGTGTTTACCGGCCGCGCCCAGCCGCTGCCCTATCACCACCGGAGGCAGCTCGACGGGTTCCTGGCCGCGGCGCGATTCAGCAGCGAGCGATGCCGCGGCCTCCTGCATGCCAGCGCTCACGCGCGCGGCGGGCGCACGCTGCAGGAACCGGCCGGCATCGATCACCATCTGCTTGATGTCGGTGTTGTTGAGCTGGAGGTTCAGACCGAGTCGGCGCAGCGCGGCTCGGATTTTTCCGTACAGGCGTTCCAGGAACAGCGGGCGCTTCCCCTGTTCCGCCATCCGCGCCAGCACTTCGCGCGCGCGGTTCTCGGCCGAATAGTCCGGATAGCGCGCGGTCACTGCCTCGAAGGTGGCGTAATGCTGATGCTCCGGGCCGGCGTCGCGCGGGATCTGCGCCCCATCCGGCGCCCTGGCCAGGCGGCGCACGTCGGCCAGCACGTCGCGGAATCGGTCGCCCAGCACGGCCTCCACGCCAAAGTGGCCCACAACCTCATGCGCCAGCACCTGCTGCAGGCGCTCCGCCGTCGGCAGGTTCTCGGCCACCAGGTAGATGCGGCCCCCGTCGCCCGCCGGATAGTACGCGCCCTCGGCCAGCGGCGACGGCTTCGCCCCTTCGGGGATCTGGTCGACGGTTTCGACGACAGACACGCGCAGGCCCGCCGCGCCCGGCAGCTTGCTCATGAACTCCTCGGCCTGCCGCCGCGCCGCAGCGACATCCACGCCGGGCATGCGGCTGCCGCGGCTCTCCAGGGCAATCCGGCCGCCCTCGCGCGGCACCTGCTCGACCGTCTGGAAAAATCGATCGAAGGCGGCGCGAACCGGCGCAATCTCGGCGGCGGTCGGGTACGGATAGGACTGCTCGTCCCGGAACGCCTTTTCCGTGACGACGTTGGCCAGGTAGTCGTTGGCTGCGCCCTGGTCGGCCAGCTTGGCGATCACGTAGCTTTCAAACGCCCGTGCGGACATTTCCCGGCCCGTCGTCCAGTAGTCTTTCGTCCGGCGGGCATCCAGCTTGCTGGCGCGCTCGCGCATGCCGATCAGGCCGATCGTCTGTTTCAGGGCGCCGAAGGCCTCGGCCATGGCTGGCCGGATCCCTGTGGCTTCCCGCCCCGACTCGGACGCATAGGCGATCGGCGCACCGCCGCGCCGCGAAAAGTAGTTGTCCAGGCCGTGCCACCATTCATGAGCGAGCGAGCCCGCGCCTCGCGTCTTGGTCAGGTTGATCACGACCTGGACGGGCTCATAGTGCGCCAGCGCGGCGTTCTTGCCGCCGCTGCCGCGCGCACCGAAGGCCAGGCCCAACTCGCCGTTGAGCGATAGCGCGCGCGGCGGCACGCCAATGACGCCGGCCAGATCCATCAGGGCGTCATAGGCTTCATTCAGGTCCGCCTGCCGGCGGCTGCCCTCGACGTAGTTGCCGAACTGCACACCACGAAAGCCGAAGGAGTCGGCAAACTGCTCGGCCGACACGTCGCCGCCGTCTCGATGGTCGACGCCGACGCGCGGCGAATTCGTCTCGCGGCGGTGGGCGGGCGTCTCTTTGATCCTCTCCAACTGCTGGGCCAGGGCGTCCTTGTTCTCGGCCAGGAAAGCGCGGGCGGCCTTTACATCGTCGAAGCGCTGCAGGTCGACATGCACGCGCCCCACCTTCTTGCCGATGTAGAAGCCCGGCATGCGCGGCCGTGAGTAGATGTCGAATCGGACTTCGCGCCCCGGCGCGGCGGTCCCGTCTTCCTCCGCCCAGGCACGCTCGAATGCCTCGATCGCTGCCGCGGGCGTGGTGCCATGCCCCATGATGTCGGGCCAGTTACCAAAACCCGACGCGGCCTTGCGCTCCACGGTCCAGATGGTGCGCGGGCTATCGAACGTCTCGCCGTTGAACACGCTATAGCTGCCGGAGCGCAGCGACACGCCGCGCAACGAGCGCTCATGCCCCACAGCCTCATACAGCTGCGCGCGGCCGTATACCTTGCGCAGTTCGGGTGATTTTTCCAGACCCGCGCGCACGTCGGCCGCCTTGAGCGTGCCGTCCAGCATCGAATTGGAGAAGTCACGCAGGGTCTGGACCTGGTCGGCCCAGCCCTTCACCTTCCAGCTGCTGCGCGGCTTGGCCGGGATCTCGTCGCGGCTGGCGTGGGCCACCGCCACCAGGAACGCATCCGCGCCGTCCTCGATGAGCTTGGCATAGTTGGGTTCTGGCCAAGTTTCGGACAGCGAGTGCTTGGCGACCGGCAGGGTTTCTGCCAGGCGCATGCGCTCGGTGTACTGCTCGGCGTAGTGTTTCCGTGCCCCGTGCAGAGTCTCGCCGAAATCTTCAATGCGCCCGGCGGACGGTGCGGCCGGCTCCGCAGCCGTGGGCGCTGCATCGGCCTCTGCAACTGCGGCCGGCGCCAACTCCATCTGGCCGCGCGCCGCGCCCTGATCGGCGGCTCGATCGCTGCCCGTCAGTACGAAATCATCGCGCGCCGCATCGGCGGCGGCGCGCTGGTCGGCCTCTCGGGCCTGAGTGGCGGCGCCCTGCTCCGCGACAGCCGCCGCCTCGGCTGCATTACGCAGCCCGTCGGCCGTCGGGTTCTCAAGCGTCAGCGCTTGCGGGCCGCCCGCGCGATCACCTCCTGCGCCTGGCCCATCGCCTCGCGCTCCCGGTTGGCCTGCACCGCGCGAAGGATTGCCAGAGTCCCGTCGGCCATACGCCGCTGCTTGGGACTTAATGTCGGCCTCGTAGAGTTCGGCGTCGCCGTCGGCTCGGATTGAGGCGCGCTCGATGATGGCTTCTTGGGTTGGGACATCCGTAATTCCTTGTTCGCTCAGGTAGACGGCCGCGTCGAACTGCGCGGCCAGCTCCAGCGCTGTCGTACCGGTGGGCATGGCGTCGATGACGCCAAAAAGGTCCTCGGCCAGCTTCTGCTTGTCTTTCGTATCGCTGAACCGCTCGGCTTGGCGCTCAGCATACGCGCGGCGGGCAGCCTCGTCCATCTGGTCCAGGCTGTATACCGCCTCGCCCTCCATAGCCTCGCGGACTCGATCCATCGCGGTGTTGGAAAGGTCGACCGTGTCGCCGTCCATGGGCAGGTACCCGGCTTGCTGCATCGCCTCGACCAGCATATCGGCGTCCATCCCGCCCTTGCGGAACAGGCCGGGCGCGCGGCGGTTGGCCAGGTGCGCGCGATCGCCGTAGATATCGGCCGCCAGCTCCGGCCGAATGCCTCCAGCCTTTCGCACCATCTGCAGGAAATCACGGCGCGCGGTCTGGCCGAACTCGGCCGCGGACGGCTGGGCCTCGACACGGGGGGGTTGACCAGTTCGCGGGCGGGCGACGAATCCACCGTCCACCGGCACGGCGTCGGCATTGCCATGCGCCGTCGCCGCGCGCTGCGCGGCCCCGCGCGTCAGGAACGGCCGGCCGCCCTTGGCGGTCACGTCCGGCTCTGACACCAGGGTGCCAAGCCCAGACTCGGCCGCCGGCAGCGTGGTGTCACCGTCCGCCAGCCAGCGTTTGAACGTGGGCACGTCCATCTGGGTAACCTTGCCCATGCCGCGCCAGTCCGGCGTGTAGCTGTCGCGATAGGCGCGCTCGGCTTCCTCTCGCGTGTCGTAGCCCAGCATCACCTTGGATTCATCAAAGCCGCGGTGCGCGGGGTCCACCTGGTCGATGACGAACACCGGCCCGCTGAAATCCGGCGCAGTGCCTGGACGGACGAACACGTCGACCTGATCGCCATCGGCGCCTTCGGTGCGGCGGATGTAGCCATAGTGCCCCGCCATGCGGTTTGCCCACTGGGTTCCGTCCGGCGACGTGCCGCGGCGCTCCGAGCCCTCCGGATTCTCGATCGACAGTTCCAGGCCGGCCACGCGCGTGCGCCCGACCTTGTAGTTGCCGGCCGCCTTCTGCGCTTCCGAGGGCTCCGGCAGGTTGTTGCTGGGCGAGGTGGCTGCTTCGTGTGCGGCGGTGTCGGTCGCCGCGCCAGGATGGCGCGCGCCCGCGGCGGCGACGTCTGGCGTCATGCCCATGGCTGCCTGGCGCGCCAGCTCGGCATCGCGCTGACCTGACGTAGCCGCCACGCCCTGCCCGTCCACCTGGTAGACCGGCGCAGGCAAAGCCGCACGGGCCGGCGTGCCCTTGAGCGCGGCATCGATCCCCTCCTGCATCTGCGCCGTGGTGTACGGCTGCATGCCGTTCTCGTGCTGGATGATGGCAGCGGTCAGCCGGGCCAGAACGGTCGGGTTGCTCAGGTCCAGCCTGTCGTCGGGCTGCACCCCCACCGCACGGCTCACCTGCTGCACGTAGGCGCCCGTCTCGTTTTCCGAGTCCGGCGCCCAGCGGCCGATGATCCCCTGCACGGTATCCAGGCCATGCCGGCGCTGGTAGGTCAAGAGATTGACGGCCAGACCACGGATGCCGTCCTCCGGCGCCTTGAAGGTGGCAAAGCGCGGATCGTTGCCCTCGACCTCGCCATCGAACCCGACGCCCTTCTCGATGTTGCCGGGGTTGTTGTTTCGGATCCCACGCGGCGCGTTTGCCGGCATCCGCCAGGACTCGCGGGCGGTAAAGCCCTCGCCAGCGGCGTAGCCCTCAGGCGCCGGCAAGGCCTGCCGCTCGATGGGCGCGTCCAGCACAGGAAAGGCCTGCGGCCCCTCAAGCGCGGCCGGCCCATCCATCGCCTCGCGCAGAGCGTTGCCAGGCAGCGGGTCGGCGGCCAACTCCGACAGACGCACAAAGCGCCCGCGGCCATCCGCCGTACGGATCCGCGCCAACGGCTCCCCGCCGGGCCGGGCAGTCGCGGCGTTTCGCTCCACCCCCAGGAACTCGACAGGCAGCTCGCGGCCATTCTGGCGCAGGTATACCTGCTGCCCGCGCGTGAAGGAATCGGACGCCGAGGTTTGCTCCTGCTCCGCTTCCGAAGACTGGCCCGCCGGGCGTTGCGCCTTGGCCAGCTCGTCCGCAGGGACATACGAATCCTGGCCGTTCACCCGCACCTTGGCATAGCGTCGCCCATCTGCGCCCGCCTCCTGCTCCAGGAGGACGAATTCAACTGGCACATCATGGTCCGCGTTCTTCCACAGAACCTGTTCACCGGGCTCATAGGTCGGCGCCGCCGGCTCCTGCTCCGATGGGGTAGCGGCCTGGGCAGAGTCCGCCATATCCCGCCCAGGCCGAACGATGAAGCCATTTTCGTGGCGCATGACCTGCGCGCCCTCACCCAGCTCTGCGGCGCGCTGGCGCGCGGCGCTGGCCGTCACGAACGGCTTGCCGCTGGCGTGCATCACGTCACCGGCTTCCAAGCTGGGGGCCGTCGGCGTACCCCGGCTGCGTACACCATCTGCCGCGCCGTGCACGGCGCCCGGCCCCATGCCCGCGACGAAGCCGAGCGCGGCGTTGCCAAATGATCCCGCGAGCGGGTCCAGCTCCATGCCAGCGCCGGCGTTGATGCCCTTCTGTGTGGCGACGCCCTCGCCCACTTCCTGGACGGCTTCCTCGGTGCCGGCCAGGCCTGCGCGCCCGAGGGTCTGCGCAACCACGCCGCGATCGCCCAAGACTCGGCCCGCCGGCGAGAGAATGCGGCCCGTCGCAGCACCACCCAACGCGGACACGGGCACTGTCCGCACAAACGCAGCTTCCTCGGCCTCTGCTCGAACACGCGCGCGGGCCTGCTCCGGCGTCGCGCCCTTCGCGACTAGGTCGCGGTAGGCGGACGAAGCCGCGGCCAGCTGTTCATCATCCATCCCGTCGATGGTTTCGCGCGCCTGCTCGATCGCGTTGCCCCCCCCCTGGGCACCACCCGCCGCGGCGCCGGCCGCCATCCGCGCACCGATACCCAACGGGCCGGCCGCGGCGGCCGCCGCGATGGGAAGCGCGCTGCTGCCCAAGGCATTCATGCCCTGCAGTAACAGGCCCGAAGCGGAGGGATCGCGGCCGAAGGTCCAGGTGTCAGGTTTGTCCAGATCGCCAGCGGGCTGCGAGTCCGCCTCGCGGCGCTTCGCTTCGTCCGTCCGAGAGTCCAGGACACGCTCACCCAGGCGATGCGTGGTATCCGCGGCCCCTTCGAACGGGTTGGTCGGCACATCCAGGCCCGCGTCAAAGGCTTGGTTGAGCGCCGTGACGCCCACGCGGCCCAGGCCTTCTGCCACCTTCCCGACGCCTCGCACGGCGCTGCCCGCTCCCTTGATGGCGCCACCGGCCAGCGTCTTGGGGAAGTCGACAAACTCTATGCCGCCAGTCTCCTGTTTAGGACGCGCGAAATCTGCGACCCGAAAGGAGAATGCCGCCGGCGCGCCCGTGGTACCGGCAGGTGCCTTGGCGTCCGAGAATTGCACGTCCAGGTCAGCTCGCACGCCGTCACGACGTGCGGCAACCTCGTCCGCGAACTCGATTCCGTCCAACAGGTTATCAAAGTTGGCCATCTGCACCCTCTACGTTGTTGCGCCCCATCGCGGCGCGCGTGATTTCTGATCCTTCCGTGGCCCGCGCCCAACGCTCCGCGGCTGCTTGCTCCGCGGCTCTGGCCAGCTCGACGTCGCGCTCCGCCTGTTGCAGGCGTGCGGCATGGGCGGCGCGTGCCTCCTCACCTGCCTTGAGGCCCGGAGGCTTGGTCCGCAGCTGGCGCACTACCACCTCGGCTTGGCGCAGGTCGGTACGCGCGGCATCCAGCTGCGCACCTTCCGCGCTCTCCGCCGCCGGCGAAACTGCGGTCGTCGATGGGCGGGACGGCGGGGTTTGGCGAGCCGCGGCGTCCGGCGCTTTCGCGGCAGCTGCTGGCGCCGTCTGGGCCTCGTTCGTGGCGGCGCCGGTCGAGGCCGGAACGGTCTGCAGCCGCGTCCGGATCTGGTCCTGAACTTCCTTAGGCACGACTGATACGGGTAGCCGCACCAATCGGCCCTCGTGCTCGACACCGAAGCCGAACTGCCGATCCCCCAGCTTGATGGGCACGATCGAAGCCGTGCCTTCCTGGACTTGCTGCGACAGATCGGCCAGGTTGCCCGGCGTCAGCACTTCGCCGGCGGGCGTACCGGCATTCAGCCGATTGATGTTTTCACCCACGCTGATGATCCCGCTCACACGTTTGCGCTCGTCCTCGCCCAGGGCTTCCAGACTGTCCACCTTGTTGATGCGCATGACGTGATTGGCGAAATCCTTGTCGGAAGTGACCATCTTCGGCTTGCCCGCTTCGCTTCCTTGAGCGCTAGCCCGCATGCCACCCTTGCCATCAGGCATGTACAGCGTCTGATCCTTGCCCAGGATTCGGGGTTTGCTAGCCTCCTCGTCCTTGCGCAGCTGACTGGCCAGCAGCGCCTCCCGGCGCTTTTCCTCCGCCTGATACAGCAGCTTCGCCTGCTGCGCCACCATGGCCTGCTGGGCCTTCGGATCGCTGATGCTCTGCACGAAGCTCTGCAGCATGTGTTCGGTAATGGGCTGCTGCACCCGCTTTCCCGTGGCGGTGTCTACGCCGACGAAGTCGTACAGCGGAGCGCCGCCGGCCTGCTCCGCTCGCCGATTGATAGACGTCACCTCGATGCCGCCCGGCATAAAGCGGTTCACGAAGGGCACAAAGGAGTTCGGGTCACCGGTCAACTGGTATCGGCTCTGCGCAGTCGCGAACGCCTGTTCCCTGTGCTGTCCGACGAATCGCTCGCGGTCGGTGAGCAGTTCCATCGCACGGCCTGGCTCTCCCAACTCCAGAGCCTTGCGGTAGGCCCGCGTGAGACCGTCGGCGACCTGGCCGAAGTCCCCACCGCCGAGGAAGTCACCGACGTCCGGGCTTTTTTTTTCCGCAGCGGCACCAAATCGGGAGGCACCTTGCCGCACAGCGGTGCCGTTCCCAAACTGCGCGCCGGGCGCGAAGTCGCCCAGGTTGACGGTGGTGGGGTCCGGCCCCTGGCTCAAGATGGGTATGCCCGTGGGGTTGATTGGCACCGGCTGCAAGCCGCCCACGTCACCCGACGCCGGACCGCCCGCCACAGCCTCGGGAACCTGGATCCGCTCAAGACCAGCCTGCGCCGGTCGCTGCGAGCCATCGCCTGCCAACGCGTCGGCAATCTGCTTGTCAGCCTCTCGTGCCCGCCGCTCCTCAGTAGCCCTGTTGAAGGCATTCCCGATAGCCATTCCGTTGCGCAACCCGTCGGCGAGGCCGCCCGCAAAACTTCCAATTCCAGCCATCTCAGATCCTCTCCAGTCCAACCAACCCCGCCGACAGGTCGCCGGCCAATGCCGACGGCAATGCGTCAGGCTCCTCGCGCGCTGGCACCGCAACACGCTCCAATCCAGCTTTCCCTCCGCGCTCGCCGCCCGCACGCCGCTCCAGCCTCTGCACCTTCTTGTTCAGGGCGCGAATAGCCGCATGGTGCTGGCCGCTAACGCTGACCATGTCCAGACCGATGCCGCCAGGCGCAACCTGATCGCCGAACTGCGCCTGCATGTCTTCGGCGTAGGGGCCGGTATGGCGCCCGCCATCCGCCACACCGTCCTGGTACTTCCAGCTCTCCACGGGCACCTTCGTCAGGCCTTCCAGGGCCGCGTCATCGTCCACCGGCGCACCGTCCTCCTTCAGCTCCTTGGACGAGAAGGCCATCGCCCCGGCCATCAGGCCGGTGCCGATCAACGAACCAAGCCCAGCCTGGCTGGACGAATTCGCCTGCTGCTGCATCTGCATCTGGCTCAAGCCCAGATTGCCCATGGAATTGAAGGCGCCGCTGGCGGTGCCCAGGAACCCCTGCGCGGTACCCGCCGCATTCCCCTGCGCAGTCTGGCTCCCCATGATCCCGGTGGCCGCATTTCCACCAGCCAGCGCGGCCTGGGATGCAGCGATCCCGGTACCCGTCTGGTTCCGCCCGAACCGCGCCGCGTTCTCGCGCAGGCTCATGCCCAGCAGCTTCGTGTTGTTGCGCTCCCCCGTCACCGCGCCGGCCGTCGCCAGCGCGCGCGCATTGGCCTGGTCGTTCATGGCGTCAGCGCCCAGGCTGCTGGTGGGCGAGACGCCCATGCGCGCCATTTCGCGCGACGTCTGGGCCTGGGCGTTGTCGAACTGGCGGCCGACAGTGGCGGCGGCCAGACCCTCGCGCCGCGCCACTTCCTCGGCGCTGTCATAGTTCATGGCCTCGTCGGCCATCTTGTTTTCGATCGGCTGGAAGACGTCCTTGTATTGCTGCCACTGGTCATCACCACGCGCGGCGTTCTTCTGGCTCTCGGCCGCCGCGGAGTTCAGAAGCTGCTTGTAGGTCGGCGCAAACTCCTCCGTCAGCTTCTGGTTCCAGTCGAAATTTCGCTCGGCCAGGTCTTGCGCGCGCATGCCCAGCTGCGCGTTCGCTTCCTGCGCCCGGCCGACGGCCGGATCCTGCTTCACTTCCGTGGACATGCAGCCCATGTCAGTCCCCTCGCGTGGCCATCTCGGCCTCCAGGTTGGTCAAGTACTCGGGATAGGGCTCGGCAAGCTGGCGCAGCTCGACGCCCACCTGGCGCGCCCAGGCCTGGCCGCCCACCAGCAGCGCGCTGTGCGTCACCAGGTCAACGTAGGAGGCGCGAAGCACGTAGGCGGTGCGCTTGGCGGGCACACCACCGCCGCGCTCCAGCTCGGTCGCTATCTGCCAGTTCGTGATGGCGTTCGCCAGCACGGCGTTCAGATCGGCGAAATGCGCGCGGTAGAACGCGTTGCGCGGCAGCAGGACCAGCGCCTGAAACATGGCACCATGCACGTCGGCGTCACCGACCACGTTGTCCCGGTCGACCAGGTCGTCGTAGAAGTGCGCCACCTGGAACATGCCGCGCAAGAACTCGACGGCGGCCTCATTGCCGCGCATCCAGCGCAGCGCGGTGTCCTGCGAAAAAAAAGGCGCGCTCATCGGCGCGCTTTCTTGGGAGTGGAACGGGGCTGACGTGGCCGCGCGAGCGGCGCAGGCGCGGGCTCATCCCGTCTGGCATATGCGGAGTCGATGCACGGATCAAAGCCGGTTGGTGCCGGCGCCGCGTCGCCGGCTTCCGAGACCAGAGGCCGATCCTCCTCGTCGCCCGCGTCAGGAGAGCGCGCAACAGTTTCGGCGCGAGCGGCATCCACTGCTTGTTGCGCTACCTGCATCACAGTCATGATCAGACCATAGGCGAGTTCCTGCGTCAGGCGGTTCCCCACATTGGAGAGAATGGCACTTTCAATTTGCTGTTGCATCACGGTCCTTGTAGAGGGGTGGTCAGAGGATTCCCGCCACGTCGATGATCGAAACGTGACAAGTCGGCTCGTAGCTGATGAAGTTGTTGGCGTTGGTTGGGCTCCAGCCAAAGATCGGACTGAAGCGGTCGGTGAAGCGAGCGAAGAAGCCGTTGGCCGTTGGCAGAATCCCCTCGGGTCGGATGAAGCACTGCCAACCGCCGCCGGCGACCGGATAGGAGTCATAGCCGCGGCGGACGAAAGCCACGTTGTATGCGTACTTGCCTGAGACCAAGCCGTTGTAGGTCCAACCATCGCGATAGGCCTGACGGTATGCGGCGTAGTAGTTACCGATGACCACGCTACCGATGACGTTCAGAGGACGCTGTGCAGCCGTGAAAATCTGGGCGGCGCCTTCATTGAAGACATCGAGATAGCTAGATTCCACAGGCCTGTCGAAGACGTAATACTCCGCCGAAACCGGGCCAACTCCCAACGAAAGCACCCCATCCTTGTGAACAGCCGTCACGAACTGTGGCTCACTCCCAATAGGCCGAAAGAACACGACAGGATCTGATGCTGCGAGAGACACGGAGCCGTTCATCACCCCTGCGTGCCGCAGGAACATCGTGATGCTCGGTCCATCCACAATCAGCTCGCTAAAGGCGTTCCACACCTGCATCCCGGCGGCCATCAGCGCACCCCGTAAACGATCTTGACGGGCCTGCGATCGCCTGGCACGCCAGCAATAAAGCTCCAGGAAATCGTCGTGCCGCTCAGGTTGATGACCGGCGTACTCTGAATCGCTCCGCCTTCGCCTGGCGACAGAGTGGCGATCCAGGCCACGCCCTGCGCAAGCTCCGGAATGGTGACCGCCCCGTTGGAGGTCCCCGTGTTCACGCTCCCGAGCTGGCGCCCTATCCGGCTGGTGTACGACACCAGCGTTGCTCCCGAGGGGCCGTAGGTTTCAAGACCCGCTGGCATTACCAGATCCCCAGCCGCACACGCAGCACATTGTTGCCGTCGAACACCAGCAGCAAGTTGTCGCGAATTTCTAGCCGTGCTCCCGTGGCCGCAGTCCGCAGCAACCCGATCGTGGCCGTGATGGCAGACAGCGATGTCACGTTGAGCTTGTCCGCCGTCACTGAGTTGCCGGCCAGGCGCGCAACGTTCAGGTATCCCGCGGTGATCTTCTCCGCATTCAGGTTGGCGATATGCCCGTCCTGCACTGCGGCGAACTGAATATTGGCCGACTTCACGTAGGCGTCTGTGATGATGGCCAGCCGCGCAGACAACGACGCGACCGTCAACCGGTCCGCGTTGAGGCTATTGACCGCGATGCGATCGCCGCTCATCTCACCGAAGGTGATCTTCGCCGCGGACAGGTTGGCCACCTTGGCATCCGTGATGACGGCGTTGCCTAGCTGCAGCGTCCCAATCGAGCCGTTCGCGACGTAAAGATTCCGGATGTAGATCCCCGGCGGCACGGGCACGCCGTTGATGACGGTGGGCTCATGGACCTCGTACAGCAACGCCTTTGGGTCGCCGGCCGCCGACAGCACGTCTATCAGGTAGCTGGGGTCCAGCGACACCGTGCCTTCCTGGCCGCCCACGGCGTTGAACGGGCCAACCTTCCCGCCGCCGGAGATGTACCGGATCCAGTAGAAATAGGTCACCCCACCGGCGCCGCCGACCGGGTCCGCGTAGACCCAGCCCGTGGTCTGGCCTACGTTCACGGCCTGCGCCACATTGTTATTGGTGCTGCGGAAAATCTCGGCATAGCCGAAATAGGCAAAGTTCGGCTTGTCCCACTCCAAGATGACAGTGCCCAGTCCGGGCGTCACCTTGAGGCCCGTTGGCGCCGGCGGGATACCGTCCACCACGGGCGGCAGCGAAGGCTGGAACTGGCCGCCAGGGTTCTTCACCAGGATGGTCTTGCCGGTCGTGCCAAGCATCGTGACGATGCCATTCTCGACAAGGTCGCCCCAGGTCACCGCACGGTCCACCGCCTGGCCGCCCTTCCCGAAGCGCGTCTGCAGAATCTGCCGGACCTGCTCCATGGCCCGCGTCGCGGCCACGTTGTCCGGAAAGCGCGCGCTATCCACCGCGGGTAGCTCCGCGTAGCGAAGGCCCGTTACAGAGGAAGTCGCCATCGTCAGGCCGCCGTCACGTTGCCCAAGGTGGACGCCACCGTCACTTCCGTGACCGCTGCAGCCCCACTGACGGAATACTCGAACTGCCGCGCCCGGTAGTTCCCAGGCAGACGGAATGGGCGGCCGTTCAGCGCCTGCGCCGAAACACGCACCTCCCGCGGACCCGTCGACGATTCGATAACCGCCGTCAGTTCAAACTGCACCGGGTAGGCGTCGGCAATGACTTGCGCCGCGCCGATGTTCTGTGGCCGCTCGAGGATGTAGCGTTTGCTCAGATGCCGCATCGCCAGGCGAGCGCCGGCCCCCTCCCACTTGTGCACGGTGGTCCCGCCCAGCACCAGGAAAAGCTCGTCGCGGCGTCCGTCCGAGAAGCTGGCCGTGGCGTGCACGTCCGTCCGCGTCAGACTCATTGCGCCGCTGGTAAGGTCGAAGATCAGCCCGCCGCGCGCGGCGCCGGTGTCGTACCAGCAGAAATATCGGTTGTCGTGGACAGCGGCATGCATCGACTCGGGCCGGTACGCCTGCCACTGTTCGCGCGTCAGCAGCGCCTCTGTCACCAGCGACAAGCCGCCGGTCGGGTCCACCATGGCCAGGCCGTCAGGGGATGCATAGACCACACCTCCCTTAAACGGTTTGATGGTGCGCTTCGCCACGCAGGGCTGGTGGCCTTCAAGGCGCACAGGCGTCAACATCACCGGATCGGCCTGGGTGGCGAGATAGGTGTCGCCCTTGGTGCATATGACCGTGGCCTGACCCATGATCGCGCCACCCACGATTTCATCGGCCACAGGCGAAAAGTAGGGCCAGCCGTAGGGCTTGAAGACCTCCGACCGGCACACGCGCTTGCCGGAGAATCCAACCATGAACCCTGCCGGGTGCGCCATCAGGCCGAATAAGTCCGCCGGTGGTGGCACCAGGGAGCGCTCCGGCAGCGCTTCGCCCAGCAGGGTGAAATCGACCTTGTCGTTGAAGGCCACGGCGCCGGCCGGAATCTCCTTCCAGAGGCGCAGCACTGCAGTCCCGGCCGCGTCCGTAGTGGACAGGTACAGCCGTTTGAGCTGGATGTTGTACTCGCCCGTGGGCGGACCCTGCAGGTTGAATACGTTGATAGTGTCGCCCGTGGCAGCATCAAACGAGTCCGTCACCTCATTCGGCGGCCCTTCTTCGCCCCAGGCAGAAACGAAGGTGTACGCCAGCAGGCAGGCTTGCCGCTCGAGGTTCGCTGGGGGGTTCGGCTGGGACGTCACGATCACGGCGGCCGGCGCGGTTGCGGCGGGAATTCCTAGGCGATACCAGGCGGACGGCATCTGCGCGCCCGCGGTCGCCATAGTCGAATCCGTCACCCGCGGCGGCTGGCCGGCCTCGGTAAAGTAGGTGCGCTCCTGCGTGTCATCCGGAATCGGCCCGCGGGCCACGTCCGTGTCCTGCCTCCAGTGGAACCAGAACCGGGAATCGTCATCCAGGCTGCGACCGAATCGGTAGATCGCCAGAATCGGCGCAGCCTTCGCCAGCGTCGCGACCTGGGCCGGCGCCCGGCGCGGCACCAGTGAGCCGCGCACGACATTGACATTCAGCATGTCCTGGCTGGCGCCCGGCGGCAGCAGGTGCGGCTCCACCCTCGGCAGCATGCCGGAGAACGCCTTGACAGCTTCCCTCATGCCTACCTCGCGCGCGCTGCCGGCTTGCCAATCGCCGCGACGTTGCCGCGGGCACGGAACACCAGGATCGCCAGCAAGACGGCCAGGCCCAGCTGCCAGGCCGACACCGTGCTGTGGCGCACGGCGACGTCCAGGGCCTGCCCACCCGTGAAGACGAACATCAGGTAGGCGACCACCGCCATGCCCGGCCGGTAGCGCGCGCCGCGTCGGCGATAGCAGGCCAACCGCAAGGCCGTGGCGAAATTGGCGACCACAAAAAGAAGGGCCACCAAATGGTGGCCCGTGATGGCGCTGCTCAGGTCCGCTGGTTGCATGTCAGCCTCCCCTCTTCCAGAACGTCAAATCGCCGGCTTTGATCTTCTCGATCAATGTCAGGGCCAGGGTAACGGCCACGGCGGCCACGCCGAACCCCGTAACAACGGTTTCACGAATGCCGACCAGGCTCCCAAGTTCCGGCGCGGCGAAGTAGCCGATCAACCAGGACACCAAGCCGTACACCAGGCGTTTTGCAACACCCAGCTCGTTGTTGTGCAGGATAAAGACCGCGGCGCCGGCGAATGCTCCGATGAGCGCACCGCCGTCCACCCCAGGCAGCATGGCCCCGAATAGGATCCCTGACGCCGTGGTCGCGGCCGCGCTTATTCCGCTGGTAGGTTCAGCCATTTTTTCTCCGGTGTGGTGGGCGAACGCCCTAGGTTCTAGATAATCTTCGCGGCGCTGATGAACAGCTGATCGAGATAGGCATCGTCCCATCCCATCACGCTGGCCATGTATGCGATCGTCGGGCTGCGGCGCTCCCACGTGATCGCCCGCTGATAGGCAAGGCGGTACAGCATCGGCGTCGCTACGTCATTAAAGTGAGCTTCCACCACGGCCAGGTGACCGGCCGCGTCAAGGGCCGCCAGCCCTTGGAAGGGTGTGACGGAGGTGGGCACCGCAACTGAAGGAGCTTCCGGCGGTGGCATTTCGCCCGGCACCAAAGTCAGCGGGACATCCAGCTTTTCGCCATGCGGCGCGTAGAACTCGCGCCCAGCCGCGGATAGCTCGACTCGTACGTCGTCTTCGAACTGCCAGTAGCTGCCCGCCTCAGGATCTTTAAAGCTCTGCATTACCGGTACTCCATCCAGGTGACGGTGTCGATGTTGTAGGCCACAACCGCGTAGTTTTGACCAGTGGGGACAATGGCGGACGCACCCACTCCGGCGCCCGTCATTGCTGCCGCCCAAGCCGGCCGAGTCAAGATGCGACCTTGTGACAGAATCTGAAAGTTCGCTATGTCACCGGTCGTCACCCCTGCGACCGCAACCTGGATGGGACGGCCAGTGGAATTGACGTAGAGCGTGCCATTGGGATTGCGGCTGCCGGTCACGTCGACGAGAGACTGGTTGATCCCAAACGCCGTATTGATGATGCTCAGCAGGTTGACGATCTGCGCTTCGTTTGCCGTCTTAATCCACGCTCCGAACGAACCGTTGACGGTGGATCGCCAGTAGACCTCCGAGTCCAGCGTCACGTACGTCTGGAAAGCCGTTACTGCGACCACCCCTCCTTTCTTCACGATGAGCGTACCCGCCTTGCCGACTGGGTACCCGGTGCCGGCTGTGGCGCCAACATTCGTGTCCTGCCACCACGTGCCATCCTCTGTGAGCAAGTCCAAGTTGCTGCCCGAAGCAGAAAGGCGGATGGGCGTGCCGTGTAGCTGGTATGCGCCCTTAGAACTCGCCCACTCGGCCATCCCCTTGCCGTTCAACCACACGGCGCCGATGTCGCTGGAGGGAATCTCGTTCACGTTATAGGGATGGATCGATCGCCGTAGCAGTCGCCTTTCCTCTGCCCAGCCGGTATTCGCTGCATTGCGGCGCTTCAACCATCCCGTGCCCGTATCCGCCCAGCTCATATTGGGCAGCAGATTGGCGCCTGCCACCGCCGCCGGGTCAGTCGCACCAGAGAAGTCTGTTGCCACGGTGACGAAGTTGTCATCGACTTCATCGGCGGTCAGCAACCGCGCCAGCATTCGGCGAAGAGTAAGCTTTTGCGCCATATCAGCCTCGCACGTGCCGAAGGGTCCAGTTGACCGTGAACACGTCCTCCGGATCCTTGGTCTTCGTCCCGAACGCCGTCCGGTTCGTCATCAGCCCACTCGAGGCAGCATTGAACAATCCGGCCTCCCGCCACTCTCCAGTCGCCACGCCCGCGCCAAAAACTGCTGTGTAGGTACGCTGCGCACCGGGACCGGCGATGGTCACAGCCTGCCTCGAGCCGGCAATCTCCGCGCCCAGCGCAAGGTCGGTACCGCCGGCGGGCGCCGCGGATCTGCCCGCCGCCATATGGGAAATCGGGGGAACAGCCTCGCCCGCACACCGGGCGGCGATGTAGCCCAGGCCACCATCGACCCAAATGTTGTCCACGATGAAGCGTTCCACAACGCCGGTTTTGCCGCGATGGGCAATAATTTCGAGACGACCAAGCGCGCCGGCCACGCTTCGCTGCTGAGCCTGATCTTTCATAGGTCTTGTTTCCTAAAAAGTGATGAGTTCGCCGACGTATGGGCTTTCAACGTAGCCCGTGGCGTAGGTCTGCTTATGAAGGGATACATCGTCCGCCGCCGCGGAGCTGTCCAGGAATGACCTGGATAGACGCAATGCCAAAGGGTCCACTGCCGCGGCCGCGTCGCGCAGCTCGACCTGCACCGTTGCTGTGAGGGAATCGATGCTCACGCCCGTATCCACCTGGGGGTAGCCGAAGACGACACTCTCCAGGGCCGTTGCGGAAGACAGCACCGAAGCGGCGCTGCCGACGGAAAACGCCTCCACAGCACCCGCCGCGTCCAGCCACGCGACCATCTGGCCCAAGGCGATGGAATCCTGCGCTGAGGCCAGGTCGGTCAACAGCGCTGTCCGGATCAGAGAGAACACCTCTTGCGCTGCAGCCGCATCAAGCAGCACCGGACTCATGCCGCGAGCGTCCAGCGACGCCTGAACCTGCACTGCCACCCATTGCGGCAGGGCCTGCATGAATGCACTCAGCAGGAAAGGCCCTCCCACATACATGGGCTGCACGTAGCCGTCGGCATAGGATTGCCGGAAGTCGATGCCGGGCACTTCGACGCGGGCGGTTGCCCGCACGATTTCCCGTTCGACGTGCACCCCGCCCGTGGATTTCTTAGAACTGGTCACGAACCTGGAATTTCAGGATGCCGAAGGCGGTCTGAATGCGGCCGTCAGGAAACCGCGTTTCGACCTCGGCCTCAAACTCGCCTGCCGTGTCCAGCGCGGTCTGCGACCACTGCATCACCACGCGCCCGCCCCGGCCAGGTTCTGTGTAAGGCGGCGTGAATTCAATTTCCTGCGTCTCCGGGTTCTGGTACCCCGCGATGGGAAATGCGCTCATCGTCGCCTTCACCTGCTCGCCTCCAACTTCGCGGAACAGGACGCGCACTGCGGTACCCGCGCCGGACACGTCAATCGGCAGGCCGGTCCGCTCGTCCGTAAGCGACAGGATGAGGTCGGGCGCGGTGTCGCCCTGCACCAGTCGAATCTTGGTCGCAGCCATGGCTATTTCTGTTCGTTGGGGCTGGTCATTGCCTTGGCATTGACGTCGCCGGTGAGAGTGGCCTGGCACGCAGCCAGGTGCTGGGCGGCGCGCTGGTGGAAGGCTGGCACTGTGTCGGCCTCCTTCAGGAAGGCCCGATACAGGACGTAGTCGACCAGGGCAGGCGCGTACTCACCCTCTGCCGCCAGTTCGACATTGCCCTGATCCTGCATGACAGGGACGGGACGCTTCGCATAGGACACCTCGACAACGACGCCGGCGCGCGCGGGCGGATAGACGTCGAACTGCCCGGGGCTGCGCTCGTCATAGAGGAAGTGGCGGACTTCCATCGCCTTGGCCTGGCTGCGCCAGTTCGGCCGCACACGTGCCAGCGCGCCGGCGTCCGTCACGGTAATGGCGCGCTGGCGCGGCGCCGACACATTGCGGGGGACGTCGAACAGCAAACGGGCTCCGCCCGGCAACTGTTGCCGGTAGCCCTCGGCGCAGGTGAAATCCTCGGTCACCTCGTAGATGTCCGGCCGAAGGCGGTAGGCTTCGAGGCGGCCGTCGCTCAGCCACATGGGCAGCTCAGCGGCTTCCCAATACACCGCAGCGTTGTCCTGCAGGATGGTGCGCGCCCGGTCCAGCACTTCGGATACTTTCATCGGAACTCGTCTCCACCAGTACGCATTTGCCGCTTGACGAAGCCGCGCGCGCCATCGTCGGCCAGGACGTTGCAAGCCCGGTCAAAGTCGGCCAGGTATGCTCCGGCCCTGCCCGCGTCCGCATATCCCGCCTTGTGTTGATGCAGGCGCGCCAGCGCACCGTTCGCCAGGTGCTCGGCGTAGAAGTTCAGCAGGACGTCGGCCAGCTCCCTGGCGGTGCGCGTGGGCGCATAGGCCACCTCCAGACGCAGCGCCCGCGGCGCCTTGACCGTCAGGGATGGCACCAGCTGGATGATCCCTGGAAGGCGGCAGTAGAACCGGGAGATTTCGGCCGTGGTGCCGACTTGGCGCCAGGCCCATCCGTCCGGGAACATTTCTTCCAGCTCGGGGCGTGTTGCTGATGTCAGCGCGCCCTCGGGCAGCCAGGCGGCCATCACGCCCACGATCTGCGTGTCGGCCTCGGGCGCGTCCAGCTCATACTCGGTCGTGCCGGGCACCAGCGTCACCGGATCAAGGAAGGTCCGAAGTAGGCGCGTGCGGGTGCAGAACTCGATTGCAGCGTCGACGATCGCGTCATCTACTGCCGGCGCCGGCGCGCCCTCAACGAACGGCACGACGAACCGCTCGAAATCTGCCAGGGCCGCCATTTAGTTCGGCTCGCCAGCCGCGCGCGAGTTGGCCAGGCTGACGATCTGCTGGATCATCTCGTCCTTCTTGAGGCCGTTGTCCAGCTGGTGATTGAACTGGCCCAGAGAAAACGCAACCAGGTCTTCCTTCTTCATGCCCTGCAGATTCGGCATGTTGAACGGCGGGATCTGGGACTGCTCGGTCCCTTGCCCGGCGGCCGTGCCAGTTTGCGGCTCGGTCACCACCAGGCCGACGCGGCCCGGGTCTTCTTCTGCCTCGTCCCAGGCTTCGCGCCAAACGTCGGGGTATCGGATCAACTTGCTGGCGATCAGCGGCGGGACGAAATGGATTTGGTTGGCAAGCCACTCCAGGCCGGTGCCGGCCACTGTGTCCGTCTTCCGTTCCTTCTTCCCGATGTACATGACCGGGATGAGATTGCTTTGCTCCATGGGAACTCCCAAAAAAATGGGGCCAGGCGGTTACCCACCCAGCCCCTGAACGCCGCACCAGGCGGCGAGACAGCCCCGAAAGGATTAGGCGACGCCCACCATTTGGCCGTTGACCAGTGCCGTGATCTGCGGCGTGCCCGTGAAGGCTGCGCCGCTGACCGTCGCCACCAGCTTGACAGGCTGCTTGAAGGAGATGGGATGGGCCTTGGAATCTACGATGCCGGCGGTGGCGATATCGGCACCGGCGAGCCAGACGTCCAGGTCGGCCACGGGGCCCGCGGACGCGTCGTAGGGTTCGAAGCCGATATCCACCTTGACGCCGGCGCCGGCGGCATCGGCGATCAGGCGCAGCGCCGTCACCACCACGCCAGCCGGGATGACGCCCAGATAGACCTTGTCGCCGGCCGCGGCAGCGCCGCGATAGCCGTAGGTTTCCACCCAGGCATTGCCGAAGGCCTGCGTGTGCAGGGGCTTCGAGTTGTAGTCGGGAGAGTAGCGATCCATGAATTTCTCCAGTTCCACCGACAGCAGGCGGCCCACGGCCGCCCGCCGCCGATCAGGTGTTGAGGTTGACGGCGGTATCCAGGGCGATCACGCCGTGGTCCGTCGGGATCTTGTTGCCGCGCGCGTCCGGCACCGAGAAGCGGAGCTTCGCCTTGCCGCACATGACTTCGCCCGCGACCTCGAGATTGCGCTCGAAGTTGTAGCGGTTCTCCATCCAGTTGGCGTAGGTGTCGGAGCCCTGGTTCTTGCCGTAGACGTGGGCCAGCGCCTGCGCGCCCAGCAGCATGCCGCGGTCGACGGCGAATCCCGGTTGCAGCGTCGGGATGGTGACGTCGGCCTGGGCCGCGGTGGCCTGGCCGGCCTGCGTGCAGTACTGGACCGAATCGCCCGGGTTCAGGCGGATGGCGCGGTCCATCTTGCGCACCAGGATGTTGTGCCAGATACCGGCTTCCCCCGTGAACAACGGGTGCTTCTTCGGGCCAGTGAACGACGAGGCGCGGTTCCAGGCATTCTGGAGGAAGGTGCGCCACTGCAGGCTGTTGGCCGCCGTGTTGGTCAGGATGCTCTGCCACATGCGGTTGGTGACCAGCAGCAGGTACAGCGGCTCGTCATCGGCAGCGGCATCGCCCGCGATCTTGATCGGCTGGAGCTTGAACTCCATGTCGTCGATGATCGCGCCCAGGTGGTCCAGGTGTTCCAGCTTGAACGTGTCGGTGGTGTCGATCGCGCCCAGCGCCTGGCCGCCCTGCACCAGCGACGTGCCGTCGGCGACCCAGTGGCGGTTGAAGGTCGGCGCCTTGACGGGATTGATCATGATTTCGGCGAAATCGGGATCGGATGCCATGGGCACCACCCAGTCCGTACCGACCTGGGAGCCGCGGGTGCCAGCCAGGTGCACGATGGTGGACTGGTCGTTGAAGCGGCGGAACCAGCCCTGCAGGTTCGCCATCGCCAGGCCGCGCAGGTTGTGCACGGTGCGCTGCTGGGTCATCTTGCCGCCGGCGTCGACCACCTTGGTGGCCAGGTCGATGCGGATGTCCATGCTGGACATATCCAGGCGCTCGCCTTTGCCCTCGGCCTGCTTGTCGCCCATGATCGGCTTGCCGCCGGTCTGGTTGATGAGGTCAACGCTGACCTGGTCGCCCTGGGATTTCGTCAGGTCGGTCACGCGGACGAGCGGCATGTCCGGGCTGGTCTGGCCTTTCAGCTTCGCCTCGGCCGCCGATTGCTTCGGCGCCGCCCCGGTCAGGTTGTTCATCAGCGAGGGCTGACGTTGAGTGTTGGCGAACAGCGCCGCGCCAAAAACCTTGCGCGCGAGCGGCGAGCCAACGGGAACAGTAGTTTGGGACATATAGCCTCCAGTTCGTGAGGATTACGAAGAGAGGCGCGCCAGCTGCGCTTCGATTTCATCCGGCGACATATTCATGAAGTGGTCCGTCAGGGCGCTGCCCGACAGCGCCGTCATGGCGTCAGCCTGGGAACCGGCGGCCGGCTGGCCGCCAGGAATATCGGAAAGCGTGGAAGGACCCGATGCGGTCGCCTGCGCCTTGGCGACGGCTTGCGCAACGCGCGCGGCTTGATCGGCTGGCTGCTGTCCGGCCGCGGCCTGGGCCTGGCCGGGCAGCTCGATCGTGCCGCGTTCGGCTTCGTACATTCGGAGGGCCGCATCGAACCGCTCGGCGAGCGGCTTGTCCTTCCATGCCACGCGGCTGCGCAGCATGGAGTCGATATCGGCAACCTCGTTGAACGCGGCCGGGTCAGTGGTACGGAGGTGGGCGAGTTTCTGGTTTGCCTGGATGGTGTCCTCGACGGACACGATGGCCTGGACCTGCTGTTCGCGCCGCGCGGCCTCTGCCTCCTCGGCTGCCGGCCGTCCGGCGTCCACCTGGCCGCGCAGGTCATTCACCATGGCGATCAGGTTGTCCATCCGGGCGGCGACATCGGGGGCTTCTTCGCGCAGCTGCTCCAGCAACTGCTCGTCGACGATCGTGGAAAGATCGGCCGACTTGGTGGCCTTGCCCAGATGGGCCGCAGCCTGGTCCAGTTCCAGCTTGGACGTCAGTTCCCGAACCATCTGCTCAGCCCGGACCGCGCGTTCGCGCTCCTGCTGCAGCACCTGGTACGGAATGGCGTGCTTGCCGTCCTTCGTCAGTACAACGGATTCGAGCTGTTCGCTCTGGGCGCCAACAGCTGGCGCCCGCGTCCCTTCCTCGCCGGTACCGGGCGCTGCACCGCTGGTATCGCCCTTGGGGTTGGCGCCGGACGCGGCATCCGCGGCGGCTCCTTCGGTCGTGGTGTCGTCGGCGCCGATGGTGGCTTCCTGCCCACCAACCAGCGCGGCAAGCGCCTCTTCCGACATGCTGAGGGGGTCGCGCAAAACCTCATCGAGGTCGGCGATGGGAAATTCCGTCGTGTTCTCCGTGCTCATCTCTTCCTGCTCCTAGTTTTCGGATAGGTCCGTGGGTGGAAACGAAAAAAGCCCCCAGCGATTGCTCGATGGGGGCTTGCGGGTTGCCCGTATCCCAGGGCGGGGAATCTGTGTGACGCTACGCGGCCGCTACCTGCTGACCGCCAAGGCGGGACCGGACTTGGTCGACCTCGTCGGTTAGTTGAGCGAATCGCTCCTGCAGCTGGGCGCCGCCGGTCGCCGCTTCGGCGCGGATGCGCGCCCGGACGGTCTCGGCTTGTTCGTGCATCTCGGTCTGCTGCAGGCGGGCCTGCCACTCGGTCGTCCGATCGGCCAATTGCTGGCGCAGCTTCTGCAGTTCTTCCTCATAGCGCGCCATCGCGCCGTCGACCTGGCCGACCGTATCCGCGTCGCCGGCCGCGCCGGCCTCGGCACGGATGCGCTCGGCCTCGGCCAGCAGCTTCTGTGTGCGGGCCTGACGCTCCTCGATCTTGGACTGAGCATCCTGCATGGCGGCCTCGGCTTGCGCCGCGGCGGCCTGGCTGGCCTGCTGTTTCGCCTGCTGCGCCTCCGGCGAATTGGGATCAGCCTGGATCCCCAGCTGCGACCGCAGGAACTCGGCCATTTCCTTGCGCTTGCCGAAGTCGGACATTTCCAGCGCGAACGGGATCAGCAGGCCCTGCATGTTGGGCGGCATGGACTTGAGGATTTCCGCGAAGGCAGCGAACTGTTGGGCGCGATAGGTAGGCGTGCTGGGCACGTCGGTCAGGGCGACCTTTACCGGTGCCGTCTGAACGTCGTTCTCCTTGTAGGCCTGACCGGTGACCGGATCCTTGCGGGGAATGTTCACGATCACTCGGCGCTTAACCGTGCCGTTGTCGACCAGGATTTCCGCCTGATCGGTCATGTCTTCTTTGATGAGGTCCAGCAGCGCATTGCCCACGCCGCGGCGCGCGATGCGGTAGTGGTCGTTGATCTTGGCCAGGGTCGTGACGCCCTGCTCCACCAGCGACTGGATGGCCAGGCCGGAGCTGGCATTGGACTGCTGACCCATCATGGCGGCGTACACGCCAGCAGCTTCCTGGATGGCCTGCTTGCGCTCCTGCATGATCTGGAACTGCTGCTGGGATAGTTGCTGGTTGTCGTCGACGGAGATGGCGCCCAGCTTGTTCACGCGGCCCGGGTTCATGACCACAAAGGCATCCGCACGACCCAGCTCCCGGCTCACGTCCGACACCGAGTTGTATTTCGGGTCGAACGCATCGGAGTCGACCGTGGCGCGCCGGCTACTGAGCAACCACATCATCTTCGCGGAGCGTGCATTGACCTCGTCCTGCGGCGAAATCATGGCGCGGATCAGGCCATAGGGCACGCCCGTCAGGTCTTCCCGGTACCCGAAGAACGGTACATACGGGAACCTACGCCGGTTGGTGCCGCGGTCCAGCACTCGAATGGGGCCGATGTAGAAAGCCGAGCGGATCTTGTCGTAGACCGCCAGCTTGGGCTGCACGGCACCCGACGCGACCAGTGCGCGGTGCACCTGGTTCTTGTCGTTGAACTCCAGTGTCCGGCCGCCGGGCAGTGACAGCACCAGGCCGCGCACCCAGACCCGGTACCAGACTTCGAAGCACGTCACGACGCGGCGGTCGATGTCGCGCCAATCAAGGTCATCCCAGGTCGTGCGCGTGCCTTGTAGCGCATCGTTGAAGAAGTCGGCGGACGCCCGCGACTCGCTGGTCAGGTAGTCGGCCCAGTCCCGCCAGTTGGCCGCGGCCAGGATCATTTCCCGATGCTGCGGGAAGAACGAGGCGATATGGTCAGCGTCGTACCGCTTCTTGCGCACCACGTACCGCGCATCGCTCCAGTCCAGAGCCTTGCTGCGCCAGTCCCAGAACATCTCAGACCGGTGCACGCTAGTGACGCGGTATGGATAGTTGAAGGGGTTGCTGTCCCTGGACACTTCAACCACGCCCAGGCCTGCCTTGATTTGCCCGGCGTATGCCTCAGACGTGGCGGTGTCCGCCTGCGTCTCTCGCTCGGTTTCGTGCATCTTGGCCGAAAGCGCCTCGGCGACGTCCTGGTACTTGTCATCGTCCCCGCCGACGCGCCAATCGGTGCGCGTCTTGGCCTCCATGCCCAGCACCGCGTTGACGGTCGGTTGGATCAGGTTCGTCACCAGCGGGCCGAGACCTTTATCTTCCAGGCGCGCGAGCGTATCGGCGTCCAACTGGTTGCCGTCGTAGTAGTCGCAGGCCTTGTCAGCCTCGCGGCGCCAGGACGGCTGGTCGCGGATTTCCTCCAGCCAGCGCTCCAACTGGGTGACCGACAGCGCGCCCGGCTCGGCCGGCGCCTGGTCGCGGGCGTGCGCGGTCGCGCCGTCGTCGCCATCGAGGAGGCGGAAGCCGGTAACGGAAGTGTTCATGCGCGCCAGTTGTCCCGGTGTCGTTTGAAATTGATGGGCACGTTGTCGCGTGCGTAGCGGAGGGACATCACGCCGTAGCGCGATGCGGAAATGACGTCGTCATCGATCTTCACGATGGCGCCGTCCTTGCGGTGATAGGTGCGGTACTCGGATAGCCACAGCTCCAGGTGGGAAAACACCTTGAACCGGCCTGTAACCATCCGGTTGAGGATGATCTGGATGCCCGCCTCAACCCCGTTGGAGCCGTCCTCAAACTGTGTGCGCTCGGGCAGCATTGCCACACCCTCGGCGATATATGCGTCGCGCATCGGCGTGCCGGTGTCCTTCTGCGCCTGCAGGGCGTCGTGCGGCCAGGCCACCGGGATCCAGCTTCCACGGCCCTTGATAGCGCTGGCATGTACCGATACCGGCTGTTTCTTGGCCGCGTACACGTCGTACACGTAGACGATGTCCGCGTCCTGGTTGTGGGCCAGCCAGGCCGCGGCCGTCGGGTGATCCCATCCCAGATCCAGGCCGCAAATGCGTGGCCAGCTGTCCGGGATGTTGAACGGTGGCACCACGATGCTGGATTCCGGTACCGGAAAGACCGCGCCGGAGCCCAGCACGGGCCTGCCATACGCGCGGGCCTCGCGCTCATGCTCCGGGTAGCTGGCCAGGATGGCGTCGGCCTGATCGCGGGTGTAGTGCTCGGCATCGTAGATGCCCATGAACACCACAACCGTGCCGGTGTGCTTGTCGATCAGGAACCGCTTGACCGTCGCCGACATGCCCATCAGGGGCGTGAAGGTCATGTACACCGGGCCCAACGTCGTGTTGGTCCGGGTGATGGCCTCCATGTAGATGTCGTGTGGCGGCTCCTCATCGAGCCAGACGAAATCCAGGGTCTCCGCCTGGAACTTTTCCCGGCCCTGCTCGTAGTTCCGGAAGCCCAGCACGCTCTCGCCGGCCTGGACGTCACCGCCGCCGCCATGGCGCACCACGATCATGGACACCGCGCCCGGCACGCCGGCCAGCGGCGCTGTCTCTTTGATCGCGTCCGCCGGGATGGCGCCAGTGCCTCGATCACTGTCCACACCAGGGCGGCCCAGCAGCAGGCGCTGCATGCCGTCGCGGGTCAGTGCAGAGGACACCGAAGCCGCCCAGCCCGCGGTCGGCCGCTGGAATGCCTTGCCTTCCCACCAGTCCGGGTAGCGTCCGGTCAGGTGCATGGACGTCTCGTAGGCGCCCGAATAGGTCTTGCCCAGTTGGTTGCCGGCAGAAAAAAGGCGCTCGCGGTATACGGCGCCTTGTGCGTGAAACTCCCTCTGCTTCTCGTAGGGGCGGTAGTACTTCAGCCGGTTGCGCTTGGCGCGCCAGGCTCGCTCCTGCAGCGCCCTGGCCAGCATCAAACGCGGATTGGACATCAGTGCATCGTGGCCCCGGCGCCAGCGGCGCGCAGCTGGGCGAGGACGGTTTCCACGGGCACACCTTCCAGTTCGGCAATCTCGGCAGCCGCCTGAGCAATGGTTTGATCCAGTTCGGCGTCCGATTTCTTGTCCAGCTCGCCCAGCCGCAATTCCTTGCGCTCGACGAACATGCCCAGGTGCCGACCGATCAGCTCCAGATTGGGCGTCTTGGGCGCCAGCTTGAGCGTGAAGTTGCCGTTGCGGTCCCAGCTCCAGCCGATGATGCAGCGGCGGACCTGCTCCGGCAGCAGTTTCAGATCCCGCGGGCTCGTGATGTCGCGCACCTCGCCCGTCGTCGGATCGGTCACCACCAGGTCGGCCGGGTCGTAGAAGCCCATCGCCACCCACTCGGCCAGCACGCGCTCCGCTTTCACCTCCAGCTTTTCCGAGAGCTTGTCGCGCATGGCCTGGACCGCCGCAGCGACATTAGCCTGCGCTAGCAGCCGGGACGCGCCACTGACCGCCGCCGCGCCTTTCGCCTTGTAGGCCGCCTCATACGCCTTGGTCTGGTTCAGGAAGCCGCCGGCGGCGAACTCATCCACGAACCGACGCTGTTGCGGCGTCAGGGCGGTATCCGCAGACACCACGCGGCGGGCGGCGGTCGACAACGTGCGTTTCGAGCGCGCAGGCGTCTTCCGCGCCTGCTTGGGCGCTTTGGATTTCCTGGTGGGCATAAGGCTGATTGAGTAACAGGTTGAAATACAATGACGTAGCGCTCTGTGGGAGCACTGATCAGCTACGTGAGGGAAAGGATGTCGTTGGATGACACCGCCGAGAAAGCGCGGCGCAATTTGGTCGCCGCTGCTACTGGCATCATCGCAGTTTGGGTGTTGGGAATTCCACTGGACGGAAAGCTCATTGGAGCGATCAACTTGGACAACGTCCAACCTTGGCGAGCCTGGTTCTGCGCCACGACCGTTCTTGTCTACTTCTGGTTGCGATACAAGCTATCCCCCAAACGCATCGAAGCTCGGGATAACCACCGAAACCAGAAAGAGGTCGACAGAAAGGACGTTCAAAATAACTTTGCTGTGGGGCAGTTCTACCGCTTCCTCAGCGGCAAACGCTACTGGATCCGCCTCATTGACATGCCAACTGCACCAGTCGGCATGATTCCCTCTCCCGCCACAGACGTGAAATGGACCACGGAGTACTCGGCGGGCAAGATAACTTTTTTGTGGTACCTCCGGCCTACCGACGGTACTGAGCCCATCTTCAGCGGAGCACCTATCGAACGGGTAGCATTCCGAGTGCAGTGGCCGGTTCGCGCGGCTCGCGGTTTGTGGCACCAACTCCGACGAATTAGGAGTCTGACCTGGAATAGCCTCGAGGTATCCCTCCCCGTCTATCTGACGAGCGTGGCCCTGGCTATCTGCCTCTGGAAGTTAGGTGGAAGCCTCTACTACGACTGGCCCTTCGTGCGCCAGTTGCTTTCGGCATAAAAAAACCCCGCTCGGTTTCCCGGCGGGGTTCTTAGGCGCACTGATGACCAGTGACAGAATGGGGCCGATTTTGCGGGTTCAATTCTCAGAAGTCAAGCAGCGGCCTCCAACTCTCCCACCATCCCGGCACCACGCAGCACCGATTCGATCAGCTCCATGGCGCGGGCCTCCTCCCCTTTCTTGCCCTCCTCCACGGTACCGGAGCCCTTGCGCACGATTCGCGCACCGCGCAGCCAGATCGTGATTTTTCCGTTCTGATCGGTCACCGTGCGTTCGCTGATGCCGGCGTGGATGGCCAGGTCTTTCAGCAGCACGCGGCTGCGGTTGCCTTTCTCGGCGAAGTACCTGGCGACGATGCCGTCGCGCACCGCGCGGTTCACGATGTGCCCGGACAGAACGCCGCTTCCCATGACGCCATCGGACACCGCGCGCACCGCGGCGAACCAGTCCTGATCCCAGACAGAGCTGCGGCAGCACGGGCAAGGTGTGGTCTGCGGGAGAAAGCGAGCCTCCAGGATGCGCTGGTGCAGCGGCGTGAGCGCCTGCAGCTCGCGCAGGATGAATCCGGCCTGCGCTGCGCCGTCAACGCCGGCCAGGCCGCGGCCAGTACGCGGCGTGCGGTCCGCCATCTTCACCATGGCGGGCCTGTCCAGCGTGCCGTTGGAGTAGTTGAAGGCGTAGGTGAGGGCCTGGTGGGCACCCTTGAAAAGCGGTTCGGACACTGTGCGCTCCTGGCAATCGGGAAAATTCTGGGCACCGGCCAGGCCGGCGGGCTGATCAGTCCTGGTCATGAAATCCGCCAGTGCGCGCGCGGCTGCCGCCGTGCATCGAGTGCATGCGCGGCTGGGCGCCGATGCGCTCCGCGTTCAGGCCAAGGGTTGCGGCCATGCGCAGCGGCTTGCGGCTGGCAACGCCGGGCAGCACTTGCACCTGGCCGGCGTGCACGGGGGTAAGCGCCGGCGCCATTGGCTCAGGTTCTGGGGTGGTGGTGCTGGCGGCAGGCTCTTCGGCCGCAGTGCTGGATTTCTTCCCCAGCCACTGCGCGTATGCCTCCGGCTTCGTCGCCCCGACGCCAATGCGCATGTCGCCGGCGCACTCCCACCATTCCGTGCCTGGTGGGCGGCCGGGCCACAGGCGCAGCCGCGGGCGGATTGCCGGATGGACGGGCGCCTGGCCCGGGCCCGTGGTTCGCCGGCGCGGTTTGGCCGGCTCCCCGCGTTGCCGGCGCTGCTCGGCCTGCACGATCTGCCAGATGCGCTCGGGCGTCACGCCGAACTCAACCGCCAGGTCGGTGGGACGCTCGCCGGCCAGGCGTCGGTGCAGGATTTCGGCGTTTCGTTCGCTGGTGCTCATGCTTGGCCCTCCACGCCGAACAGGACCGATTGCGGGTCGTAGGTCAGCAGCGCGGTGACGGTCACCTCCAGCCTGCCGCCGTGCTCGTCGGGTTCGGCGCGGCGAGCGTTGATTTCGCGCACCCATGCGTCATCCTGGAACACCACGTCCTTGAGGCTGTCCATGACCACCTTCTGCGTGTTGTCCAGGTCCAGGCACTGCACGGAATCGTCCCAGGACGCGCCCATCTTGCGCTGGCGCGTCTTCCAGTCCTGAGGACGGTTCGGGTACAGCACGAAGTCAACGCGCACGCGACCGATGATCGGCTGGCGAATGCCGCACGCCTTGGCACGCTGTGCCACCTCCTCGCGGTAGGCCAGGGCCTCCTTGGTGACGTAGGTCGTCGTGAACGGCTTGCCACCACCACGCGGGGCGACAGTGCGGCTCTGCCAGTAGCGGTTGGCGCTGATCGGATACGGCAGCACCAGGCTGTGGGATTGGGTGGGCATCAGGCTCCCTCGCTGCGCAAGTCGCGCAGCCATTCGATACGCGCCGTGGCCTTGGCCTCCGGCGCAGGTTGAAAGTTGCCGCACACGCGGCGATACAGCGGGCTGACGAAAGTGCCCGGGCGGTCGGTCATGCTGGCGCAGCGCCCTAGTCCGACAGCCGCAAACTTGGCGTTGTCGCGCAGCGTGAAGCGATCGCAGTAGACGCACTGCACGGTCGCGATCACAGGTTCACCCCGTAATCCGCGCGCAGCCGGGCTTTGTCCTGGTCGGTCAGGCCTGCCGCGTCGATGACCCGGGCCTTGAACCGCCAGAACTCCTCGCCCTCGGCTTGGAAAATCCCCAGCTCCGCGCCGCGGTCGGTGATGCCCTGCGCGCTGGTGACCCATGCCTGCCGGTCGGCCGCCTTGGCAGCAGCCGCGCGCTTGGCGTCGACCTTGCTGCCCGCCGTGGGCGGGTTCAGCACCTTGGCGACGAAGATGTCCAGAAAGCCGGCCGTGATTGGCCCTGCGTCGCCGGTCGCGGCGCGATCGGCCACGGCCAGGAGGTAGGCCTCGACCAGCTGTTCACCGGACACGCCCGCAGCGATCCAGGCGGTAATGCGCGGGTCATTGCTCTGCGTGCCGCGTGGCTGCTTGCCACGGGCCATTTCCTGGCGCCGGATCCAGACCGCGATCGCCATGGCCTGTTCCTCGGCAGTCTTCCCGGCCAGCTGCGGCGGCGGGGCCTCGCCCTCGCGTACGTGCGCGCCCGCGAGAGACGCCGCCGCAGAAGGAGTTTGTTTTATCTGTTCTTGCTCTTGTTCTTGTTCCTGCTCCTGCTCTTGGCTTCGGAGGGGCTTACAAGGGGCTTCAAAGGGGCTTACTTCCGGACGGTCGCTAAACCGCTTCGAAACCATGTGAAATGCCACCCCGTATTTCTCGTAGAACGGCTCCAGATAAGGGTTTTCGGGCAGTCCGTCATACTCGCGCTGGATGCCCTTGCAGCGGTTGTCTTTGGCCTCCAGTTGTGCCGCGATCTGGTAGCGGGCCATTTCGACCACCCACACCACCATGCTGTCCTCGTCAAACCGGCAAAACCCCGCTTCGCAGGCGCTTCGAAGCCCCTTCAAAGCCCCTTCCAAGGGGAGTCCGGTATCGGCCGTGATGTAGGCCGGATTCAGGTGATACAAGCCCAGCATGTTGGCGTGCTGGCACGTCATCAGGTACATGGCCACGATGACCGCCTCAGCACCCTTTTGCTTCAAGGCTCGACCCGTGCGCCCGCTCCAGAACTGCGGGCCGACCTTTGCGTATTCGCGCATATCGAGCCCCTCCTACGCCCGCCCGCGGTCGCGGCCGGGGGTTTGCCACTGCGCGACCAGCAAGCACGCCAAAGCGCGCGCAATCTCACGCGTCAGGAGCGACTCCAGACGACCCGGGTCCATCGTCATCAGCGCTTGTGTCGAAATTGCGTACGCGACAGCCTCGCGCCCAAGACGCACGGTCATGTGCACCTGCCCACGCATCGTGGAGAAATCGGTGTCCGCCACCAGAACAGCCATCTCGGCATACAGCAGATCGGTATCCATCGAGGCCGCTGATGAATGACCTACGAACGTCGGTGCAAGCGACCGCAACGGGACGCGCGCTGGGTACCCACGCTGAATCTCCTGCTCCATCGACGAGAAGTCGTATTCAGGCCGCCGATCCACCGGCAGCAGGGGATGGTTTGGCAGCTCCTCGCGCACCAGGTTGATAATTGCGGCCAGGGCGCGGTTGCGCTCGCAAGCGCTTGCCAGCAAAGCCCGATCCATGGCCTGCGACTGGGTCTGGGCGGCGTGGTCTTGCTCCAGTTCGGCGATGCGCTCGCGCGCGCGGCGCCGCTGATTTCGTCCGTAGCGACGGCTCATCAGAAATTCTCCATATCTAAACCCGCCCGCGCCGCGCTTTCGATGCGCTCGGACGCGTGCTACAACTCTCGCAACCTCGCCACCGGATGCCCTGCGCCATGAGTTTCGACACAGACCAAGAAATTGAAGACTGGATAGGCACCAACGGAATAGATGCTTTCAGGCGTAACGCGGAGAACGGCGGTTTTTCGGGCCGCCGCAGAGCGAATGCACTTGCGTACTTGCGGCGGACTGATGCGGATAATGCCGGCGCTCGGGACGAACGCCTCGTGAAGGCGGCAGAGGATTCGGCCCAGGCAGCCAAAGACCAAGCTGTTACGGCCAAGAAGGCGCTAAAAGTTTCGAAGTGGGCGATCGGTATTGCGATCGCCGCAGCAGTCTTCACGTTTGTGCAATGGTGGCTCCCCCGGCACTGACTCATACACCTTCCCCTCCGCGCACGGCCAACGCTGTGGCGATCGGCCGCACCCAGATGGGCATCGACGACAGCTGGAACGAGTCGCCCGCGCGCGACAGCAGGATGGCGCGGCCGATTTCTTCGGCCATGGCTTTGGCGGCCTTGCGCGGAACGGCATTGCCGATGCGTTCGCGGTGCGCGCTGTCCGACGAACCATCCATCTGGAACACCTCGCCACGTTCCTCGGCCTCGGCGTAATCGTCGGGGTCGTACAGACTCTGCAGGGCGGCCAGCTCCAGCGTGGTGAAAGGCCGGTGCCAGGTGCCATCCTCGGCCACGATGCGGCACACCAGCTTGTCGTTGGCCGCCGGCAACGCGCGCGGATCTGCCACCGACCATGAGCCGTTGTCGTGGCAGGCTGACGCCGATACGGCGCCGACGTGCTTGTCCCAGGCGGCCACACCGTAATGCCCTGCGGTCAGATGGTGATCGCCGCGCTCGCGGGCCAGGCCCGGGCGGGGATCGGCCACAGCGAATGCGCCATTGGCATAGCCAGCAATCACCGCGTGCGAATGCTCATCCCATGCAGCCGTGTGGAATTTCCCATGCAGCTTGCTGGCGTCCGGGCCGCCGCGCGGATCCGCGACGGCCTGGCCGCCGCTGGACGGCCCATGTCCGGCGCTGACGGTGCCGGCGGTGCCTTCCCACGACACAACGCGGAACACGTTTTTGTGGGTGTCCTCCCCAAACCCGCGAGGGTCTGCCACGCATTGCCCGGTGCCATGGGCGCCAGTAACGGCGCGCGCGGCGGCGTCATAGCGCACGATGCGGAACTCGTTGCTGTGCTTGGCCGGGCCGTGGTGCCGCGGATCAGCCACGCTGTACGCGCCCTGCCCTGGGCCTTGCTGACCCGCGATCGCACCGGTAGATGCGTCCCAGCGCCGCACCCCGTAGGCCTGGCCATCCTTCCACGCTGAGGAAGGGTCAAACCGAGGATCAGCCACGGAGAAGGCGCCGTTCAAGGGCAGAGATTCGCCGGCAACCGCGCCTGTGGTGTCTTCCCACCTGCGCACGCCGAGCCCCCCGCGGTACATCTGCGGCACCAGCAGATAGTCCTGCAGGTAGCCGTCCTGGACGGACAGGCGATTCAGGCTGCGCCAGTCGCTACCGGCCTCGACGAAGGCCAGCCGCACCCAGGTTTTCCAGCTCAGATTCGGGATGCGGTGCATCGGGCCGGCGCGCAGATCGCCCGGCAGGTGCATACGGCCCAGGATTTCGCCCACGGCGCGTAGCGGGCGCTTGGGTGGCTCGTAGATGAACGCCGGCACCTTTTCGGCGTGGCGCGCGATCAGTAGGAAGCGTTTGCGGCTTTGGGCCAGGCCGCCCAGCTCGCCGCAGTCGTGAGCGGTTTCGCGCACGACGTAGCCATAGTGGCGCAGCAGCTGCACGATCTGGTCTAGAAAGTGGCGGCCGCGCGAGGCGATGCGCGGCACGTTCTCGAATAGGATCACTTCGACGGGGTCGTCCTTCCAAGCCTCGAGGGCCAGCCAGATCCCCCGTAGCGTCAGCTCGTTCAGCGCCTGATACTTGGCCGTCAGGCTACGCGAGTGCGAGAGCAGCCCCGAAAAGCCCTTGCACGGCGCCGACAGAAAAAGGATGTGCGGGCGGCGCCCGCCAGCAGCTGCGCGGATGTCATCGGGCGTGGCCTCAAGCCAGCCGGCCGGCGGCTCATGCCCATGAAAGGCGATGTACTGGTTGCGACTGAACAGGTCGCGCACCGTGCAGCGCACGCCCGTGAAGCGGAAGAAATCGGCCGCGCCGGCCGCGTCCACGTCGATTCCCCCGAGGCACACCATGCGCCCGCGCAAGCCGGGGATTTCCGGCTTCGCGTCCTGCATGCCCGCGGCGCCGATGCCGGAACCAGAAAACAGGTGAAAGTGGTTAATGTCGGAGACGGTCATGTCATCAACCCACCGGATTCGCGCGTGCGCGCACGTAGCCCAACGCGCCGAACGCGTGCTGCTCCAGCACGGCGCGGGCATATTCGGCCTTGGTCTTGCCGCTCATCGTCGCGAGCGCGGCGATGGCGTCGTACAGGTCGCTGGTGCACGGAATGTCCAGGCGCTCCGTGCATTTGCCGGCGGCGGACGTTTCGGAGGGACGGGACTCGAGGGAGTGCAGGATTGGAGTGCTCATGGGATTCCTATCGGTTATTTGTCGGCTGGCCTAGCAGTTGCCCGATCGGCACACTGCTGTGCATGCGAAATTGGCGAGGTCCCCTTCCTGCGGCTACGATCGGCAGTGCCCGTACCATCCGGGCGTGGCGACCAACCACAACCAACCTTCATCGCAGGAGGGGATCTCATGGCGAACAATCTGTTTATTACGTACGACCTCAACAAAAGCGACAAAAACTACGAAGGCGTTTTCGAAGCGATCAAGAGCCTCGGCAATTGGGCGAAGTATCAAAAATCAGCGTGGTACGTCCGCAGCAACTACACCGCCGACCAGGCTTGCGCAATCGTTTGGGCGAAGATGGATGCAAACGACTCTCTGATGGTTATCGACGCTTCCAACAACTTGGCGCGTTGGCAAGGCCTCACGAATCAAGTGGCAACTCACATTCAGCAGAACTGGAACCTGTAGCTTTGCCGGACTTGGCTGCGTCGAGCTGGCGCGCCGAGTCCGATCCAAATGGCAAACCGTCCACGTGCACCAGCACACCAAACAGCTTGGCGACAACGTGGACGGGCCATAGCCTCCACTTCTGGTACTGCGTCGATTTCTGGTTGATCAAGACGTTCTCCGAATCGGGTTGGGAGGATGGGTATTCTGTGAATGAGGCCCGGTGCCAAGCCGATCACCAATCTGGCCGGCCCGGACGATTACCAGGCGCTGGCGTCGATCCTGTTGCCCTACATTCACGAGCAGCGCTGATAGCGGCGCGGCACATCGCTGCCGCGGTCAGCACCGTCAGGACAGCAAAATGGGACCGGTCGCCGGGTGGCAGCCACAGGTCCAATTCGTCGGCCAGCGCCTGCTGTAGGTACGTCGCCCCATTAGGCAAGACGGACACGCGCGCCAGCACCAAGCCCGCGGCATGCCGGTCAGTGGAGAAACGCGGCAACTGGATGGGCCAGGTATTGAGGGTTTCGGCAGGTATTCCGAAGACCACTTCCGCCACCGTGCGATCGAGCGCCAGCGCGGCGTCGTTCGGCCCCAATTGCACGGGCGCATCGGGCCGTCCAGCCAAGCCAGATTGCCCCGTTTCGATCAGATCGGCCCAGGTCGGCGCACACTGCGCGGGTGCGATCGGCGCGCCCTGCTCCCACACAGCCAAGATCCGCTCGGCCTCCTCTTCGGAGATCCGACCGCCGTTCCTCGCGCGGACGACCAGGCCTAGCGTCAACGACAGGCGCGGGGCCAAGCCGTTGGTCAGGACCGAGCCAGCGGGAAACCCTTCTGCTCGGCCGTCTGGCCAAATCCGGAATGCGTGGCCGTCAGGGGTCACGACTTCGAACAGGGGCGCAGAACTGGAGCGCTTGAGCTTGTCAACCATGGCGCCCTCCCCGCATGGGGTTCCCACGCAACATAGAATCGGAGGCGCCACACCTACCCATTTCTACGTTGGGGGAACTCTCTATGAGCAAAGAAATACTCGTCATGCTTCACCCGGATACATTGACGCACCGAATGCTTGCGGCAGCGGCGACGTTGCTTGGCAAAAACCCATTGCAGCTTTATCCGGAAACGCCGGACCGACCTGCGGCGCTGCAAGTGAAGTGCACACAGGTCGGGGCCACGGACTATGGTCTGGTCCGCCTTGTGCTGGGAGAGGACGGCCAATCGCCTGCGGTATCGGTGCGACCGGAAATGCTGATAGCAGTGTTCGATTCGGAAGAGCGGCTGCCAGCTGGCTTCCTTTCGGACTGAGCGCTCGATTGCGCCGTTCCGCCGCGATCGCTACCTCGACTTGCCCGATGAGGCGTGCAAACGTCGCCTCGTCGTATTGGCGCATGGCGCGGATGAGTTGGGTGGCGGCGTTACGCATGGCGCCCCTCTCGCGCGGCGGCGCGGGCGCCTTCATCCAAAGCCTGTACTACCTGGATAGCCGCGAGACGATGTACGCTGCCGGCCCAAGGATGCACACGCTTCCGACAAAGCCGGCCAGCATGCTGAGCCCCAGCAACTCCCAGCCGCAGGCCTCCCACCACAGATACAAGACGGGTTCGCACATGCAGATCACCAGTGAAATGTTGACGTTGATTGGCACTCTCGGAGGTGTTCTGATCGGGGCGATCGCCACGACGGTCACCACCTACATCACGAAACGATCCGAAGAACGCAGGCACTTCCAGCAGCTCGCTATGCAAGCTGCCATCGAAAGCTGGAAGGGAGTCATCCAGCACGACCGGGCTGGCCGTGTCGCGCCGCTGTCGCACTTCATCCTTCACACGGTACTGACATCCCAACTGCTCTCGCAGAAGGGACTCACGCCGGAAATCGTTCGGAAGCGTCACGACGAAATTTCCGCCATGCTCGCCACTCTGGAGGAGAACGCTGATGCCTCGCGGCGCAGGTGACTTTGCGCTAGACATGCCCCGCCCTCCCCGCTTTTTGGTCAGAAGGAGCTTCTTGCTGGACTTTTGCCTGGTCAGTGCCTGCCGCTTCGCTCCGCTCGAAGTAGTCGTGCAGCGCCTGCACCGTCTGAACGCGGGGATTCTTTACCTCCCCGTACCTCAATTTGCGTACCGTGCTTTCCGGCACGCCAGAGCCCTCCGCCACGTTGTGCAGATCGGGGAATCGAACAGCGCTCAGACGTGCGAGCACCGAGGTGAGGAATGTCGGCTGATTCATGCGCCGCATTTTCAACCCATATTTGGGTTGCGTCAACCCGCAAATGGTCCACTAGCCGGGGCATAGTTCCATTTATGGGTAAAAAATCCGCTGCCGAAATCGTTGGCGCAAATCTCGATCGATTGATGACCGATGCTGGTTTTTCTAACGTCACGTTGGAAAACCGGCTCTCTCGCCGTGTCACGAAATCGACCATTGGCCGCATTCGTAATGCAGAGAGCAACGCGGGGATTGGGAACATAGAGGAAATCGCGCACGCGTTCGGTCTGGACGCGTGGCAATTCCTTATTCCCGATGTTTCGATCACCGACAAGCCTCGGCTAGCGGGATCTGCTGCGCCAATCAGTAGCGCGAGCGCCAGCCCCGCCGACGTCGAATTGTTGGCGCTGTTTCACCAACTGGATGACACGTACAAAGCGCTGCTCCTCGCGGACGCGAAAAAGTATCTCCAAGTGCAGCAGCCCACCATCAAAAGCGGCAATCCCAAGAGGGCTAGTGCGTCCTAGCATTCGCTTAGTATGGTCCGACGGGAAAAAAATTTGGCCAGATTGAAACAAAACCAGTCAAAACATGAGCAAACTCATACTCTTTCTACGTTTGGCTTTGGCCGTGTGTGCTACGGCGGCGCGTAGGTCCCCTCTCCCAAACACCGCAAATTCGCCGCGAAGTTAGACCAATTTGGCGCACTGAAAAAGCGGTTCGGGATGCGGCCTCCGACTCATCAGCGCGCGCTGCATCACATGGCAAGGATTTTCCCGAATGTGGGGACTCAATAAACAGGAGTGTGTGCAAACCATGAAACGAATCACTGCGGCAGCTGCTTTGGTGGGTATCACTGCGATCCTTTCGGGCTGTAAACCCGACGCTGAGACCGTAGCGGAACTGCAGTCGCTGCGAAACATCGCCACGGAACAGGGGAAAGCGCTCAGCCGATTTGAGGCCGCGCGTTCTAAATTGACGGCTGATGTTGAGAAGCTGCAAAGCGAGGTGCTGAGCCTCCAGATCGAAAATGCTCTTAGCAGTGGCGCCGGCAAAACTGCGACTCTTTCTGTGACGGAAAAGGGCTATAGCGTCGCTCAAATGGACATTGGCAGCGTCACACTCGCGGTCAAGGACGTTGCCCCCTATGCAAACGGCGTCAAGGTCAAACTCAACATCGGCAACCCAACGTCAGCAACCTTTCCAGGTTTGAAGCTGAATGTCGTTTGGGCGAACGCGGCGCCGGGCACCAAGAACTACGATCCGAGCACGCGTCAGACGAAAGAGATCGATATCACGGGCGAGATCAAACCAGGGATGTGGAACACGGAAGAGATCGTGCTCGCGCCGGCCAAACCGGATCAGATCGACTACTTGACCATCAAACCATCTGCTCCCAGCGTGATCCTTAGAACGCCCGCTGAGCGGAAATAGGAACAAACTAGCCCCACCACTGGGGCATATTTTTTTTCCTGAGCAACCCATTTTCGGGTTGACTGACCCACAAATGGGTTGTAAATTCCTTTCGTCGACCCATTTGTGGGTCATTAATGTCGATAGGAAGCTATGCAAGCCCTCAATTCGGCACCCACGCCGGCAAGCTACCAAGCCCTGGGCGAAAACAAAGACGCCGCAATCCGCGTAAGCCGGCCCGAACTTACCGACGTCGACATCCTCAGCGTCCTCTGCGACCTGTTCGCCGGCCGCGCCACCACCGCGTTCGGCGAGGCCTTGGACTGGTGGATCGAAACCCTCCAGTGCGACCTGAGCCCGAAGGCGGCGGCCGGCGTCGCGCTGTCGGTCATCAGCAAATGGCACTTCGATCAGCGCGACGGCGCCGATGGCGTTCAGCAGCTGCAGGCCGAACTGCTGCAGCGCGCGCGCCGCCTCCTCGACGAGCAGTCGTTGCGCAACAAGGGAAAGGCCGCTTGATGGGCTTCCTCATCGTCGGCGCGCTCTCTCTGTACCTCGAAATCCGCGGCTGGCTCCAGGCGCGCCGCCAGAGGTCACGCAAATGATCACCGCCGCCCTCTTCTTCCTTCCCCTTGCCTTCGTCATGGCCCGCGCCATCGACCTGTTCGCGGCGCATCGCCGCCGCACCGACCCCTGGAGCGAACAATGAGCGTTTCCCCCCTCCCTTTTTCGGCGCTGCCGGTGACCCTGCAGGTGCCCCAACTGCGCCCTGGCCAACTGCGCGCCAGCGTGCTGCAGACCCAGATTACCGACCTGGCCGACGCGGCCGACCTGGGTTGGAACGCGGCTGTCGTCGCGATCCAGCAAGACCTGGTCGGCAACCGCCTGTACTCCGAGCGTGCCGTCGTCGACGTGCACGAAGCGGCCCAGCGGAGCAGCACATCCCAGGTGGCGCAGCTGATCGACGGCCTCAGCACGGCGATCGCCGAACTGCAGGGCGCGATCCAGGCCAAGGATCTGGCGGCCGCAAGCACCGCGCACGCGAGCCTTGCCGCAGCCCTCGCCACCTATCAGCTGGGTTCGCCCCGGAGCGCCGCATGACCGCCGCCACGCTCTGGGTGCTGCTTGCCTTCTTGCCGCCCGGCGAAGACCGCCAGCCCGTCACGGTGATCGAGCGTTTCACCACCCAGGCCGAATGCCTCGACGTCCTCGACGTCTTCCCGCTGACAACCCGCGTCACCTTCGACTGCCTGCCGAGCGAGCAGATCCGCACGGGCGCGGCCACCTTGGAGAACCGCCCGCTATGAACACCCACGACATTCAGCGCGACGCGCTGGATCACATCATGCGCACCGCGCGCGCCAGCTCGTCGCAGACGCGGCGTCTGCGCTGGATCGCCAGCCGCGCCGAGGCTGCGCTGGATGGCCGGCCTTACGTCGCGTCCGAGCATGACCAGCCCAAGCTTGTGACCCAGGCGGCGCTGCAGAAGAGCAATCTGCAGCTGCGCCTGGTCAATACCCGCCTGCGCTCCGCACTGGCGCAAGTGGCCGGAGGCGCCACCGGATATCTGGACCGCGACACCGAGTTGGCGCAGATCGCCCAGGCCGCGCTCGACGCCGAGCAAGGGAGCCGAGCATGACGCCGACTCGCAAGCTGATCCGCGCCGACGGCGCCGAAACCGTGCTGCACGGCCCTCATGCCATCCAGGACGTTTGCCAGATGATCGGCGCCGACGCGCTGGACACCGTGCGCCTCGCCGACCGCGTGCACGTGATGCTGGTCGATGACGACGGCATCAGCAAGGGCCTGCCCGTCAACCCCGCCGCGACGCGCCTGTACCAGGACGCCCGCGGCGTGCCCCACCAGATCCGCGGCGACGTCGTGATCGTGCCGGACTCCGACTATGCGAGGCATGCATGAGCGCCCAGCACACGCCCGGGCCGTGGGTCGTCTCCCTCCGCGGAGCATTCTTCACCGATGTGCGCGCTGGCGACGCAATCACTGGCCGCCGCATCGCCTGGACCTGGGTTCAGAACCAGCCTCGTACCCGTGAAGGCGCGCTCTGCACCGCCCAAGAAAATGAGGCCAACGCGCTTCTGATCGCCGCCGCACCCGATCTGCTGGCCGTCGCCGAAGCCGCCCTGTGGGAAGACGACGGTCTGTCCTGCGCCGACGCACTGCGCGCCGCCATCGCCAAGGCCAAGGGGGAGCAGCCGTGACCCGTCGTCTCCACATCGTCTGGCGCCGCGCGCGCCGCACCGGCCGCGACCTGGACCTGGCCGCCTACGCCGCGGTCATCGCGGGCGGAACGCTCTTGCTCGCCGCCTTCACGGGCGTGCTGGGTCCGACGCTCGACGCCCACCAGCCGCAGCAGGCCAGCGCCGCGCGCCACGCCTCCCGCTGACCGGAGCCACCACCATGCAACCCAACATCTTCAAGGTCCGCGCCTCCAGCTGGGGCCGCCTGTTCGATTGCGCCCACGCCTGGGAAGGCACGCACATCCTGGGCATGAAGAAGCCCGCCGGCATGCGTGCGCTGCTGGGCACGGCCGTCCACGCCGGCACTGCCGTCTACGACCAGGCCCGGCTGGACGGCAACCCGTGCACGCCGGACGAAGCCGCTGACGTGCTGGTCGACGAGCTGCACAACCCCGCCTATGAGGTCGATCACGCCCAGGATGGACTGACGCTGGCGAAGGCTGAGGCGATCGCGCTGACCGTCCTGGTGAAGTACTGCGCCGATGTCGCCCCGCAGTTCACCTACATCGACGTGGAAACGGCCCTGGACCCGCTGGACATCGATTGCGGCGGCGGCATGACCGTGCGCCTGACCGGCACCATGGACCGCGCCCGCGTGGCTGAAACCGAGGGCGGCATCGTCGTACCCGACGTGAAAACCGGCGCCCGCGTCGTCCAGGACGGCAAGGCCGTCACGCAAGGCCGCGCCGCGCAGACCGGCACCTACCAGCTCATGTACGAGCACACCAAGAAGGTGCGTACGGTCGGCTCCCAAATCATCGCCCTATCTACCAGCGGCAGCGCGGCCACGGCCGTGAGCCCCATTTTCGACGCCCGCCGCGTCATGGTCGGCGAGCCCGATCAGCCCGGCCTGCTCGAGCACGCGGCAGCCATGTTCCGCACCGGCCTTTTCCCCCCGAACCCCTCCAGCGTGCTGTGCAGCCAGAAGTACTGCGCGCGCTGGTCCTCCTGCCTTTTCCGATAACCATAGGAGCCCCGCATGTCCCTCCATCCCGTCAGCCGCGACGTGTTCGTCCGGCGCACCGACCAGGCCGGCAAATCGGTCGTGACCCAGCACCTGGCATGGGATCCGGCCGAATTCCTGGTCAGCCAGGTGAAGCAGTACGACCGCGACGCCAAGCCCGCAGAACGCCAGACCGTGGCGATGGCCACGGCCGCCGAATACCGCGCCTACCGCACCCAGCAGAAGAAAGGAAACTGACCATGAGCCAACCCACCACCGTCCAGAACCTGCGCGCCGCGCCGGAAGCGCAGATGCCCGTCGTGGCGCCCGGATTCGGAAGCCTGCAGGGCTTCGAACTCATGCAACGCGCCGCACGTCTGCTGTCGAGCAGCACCCTGGTGCCCGTCGCCTATCGCCAGACGATCGAGAAGCTGGACCGGTTCGGCAACGTCAAAGAATCGCGCGAGAACCCGAACGCCCTCGCGAACTCCGTGGTCGCGCTCAACATGGCGCAGCGCATGGGCGCCGACCCGCTGATGGTCATGCAGAACCTCTACATCGTCGAGGGCCGCCCGTCCTGGTCATCGCAGTGGATTATCGCGGCCATCAATGGCTGCGGCCGCTTCTCTCCCCTGCGCTTTCGCATTGAAAGCCGAGGCGAACGCGAGGTCGAATACAAGTCGACGTATTGGGACAACAACCAGCGGCACACCAAGGTTGAGAAGGTCAAGATCAACGACAAGGTGTGCGTGGCGTGGGCGATCGAGAAGGAAACCGGCGAGGTGATCGAATCGCCGGCCGTATCGATCGAAATGGCGGTGCTGGAAGGCTGGTACACGAAGAACGGCAGCAAGTGGCAGACCATGGACGAAGTCATGCTCCGGTACCGCACTGCGTCGTTCTTCGGCAAGCTCTACGCGCCGGAGCTCCTAATGGGCCTGCAGACGGTCGAAGAGGCCCAGGACATCATCGAAGCATCGACGGGTCCGGACGGCACCATCAGCGTGAACGTGGAAGAGCTCCGCGGCAACGCACAGCCCGCGCAACGCCAGCATGCGCCCACGAACGCGACGGACCTGGAAGCGCGCGAGCCCGCGGCACAAGCGGACACCTCCTCCGCAAAGGCGCAAGCCGAGGCCGGTAGCCCGGCGCAGGGCGCGGCAACGGCCGCCCCTGCCTCGCAGACGGAGCCGGCCGGCGCCCCGCAGCCCCAGCAGACTGGTGCCGGAGCAGAGGACGCTGGCCTGGATCCCGCCGCGGTTGAACACCAGATCGTCAATGCCAAGACCCTGGACGTGCTGGACCTGGCCAGCGACTCCATCGACGGTGTCGACGACCTGGGCGAACGCGCACGGCTCCTCGAGCTGTACCAGGCCCGCCGCCTGTCCATGACGGCGCAGCAGCAGCAGCAGCAGCAGCAGCAGCGCCCCTCGGGCCGCCCTGCTCGCCGCATGGCCGCGCCCGAGTAAGGCATAGGGGACCGACATGGTTTTTTTCCGCAACCTCTCGGTCTACTGCCTGCCCGCCGGGTGGGTGGTGACCCTCGAGCAGCTGACAAGCATGCTGGAGCGCTTCCCGTTCGTGCCCACCACGGACCTGGAAGCCGAGTCCACCGGCTGGGCCCCGGTCCATGAGGGGTATGGCTTGGTGCATGCTGTGCAGGGCCACCTGCTGCTACGAATGCGCAAGGAATCGCGCGTGATGCCCGCCAAGGCGATTGAGCTGCAGGTGCACGAAGTCGCTGCGAAGGTCGAGCAATCCCAAGGGTTCAAATCCGGCAAGAAGCAGCGCAAGGAAATCCGTGACCAGGTCATCACCCAGATGCTGCCTGCTGCCTTCCGGCAGCAGGATGACGTGCTGGTGTGGATCGACACGCACGCGGGCCGCCTGGCCATCGACAGCGCCGCGAGCGGTCCGCGCGACACCGCCATCAGCCTGCTGTGCAAGAGCATCGACCACTTCGTCCTGGAGCGCCTGACCGTCAACACCGCGGCGGCCGGTGCCATGACGGGCTGGGTGGCCGACGACGAAGCGCCGGACGGTTTCACCATCGACACCACGGCGGAGCTGCGCGCCACGGGCGCAGGCGCTGGCGCTGTCCAGTACGTGAACCGCCCGCTGGAGCCCGACGAGATCCGCCGCCACCTCCAAAGCGGAATGCAATGCACGCGTTTGGGCCTCACCTGGGACGACAAGGTTTCCTTCGTGCTGGATGACGAGCTGGTCCTAAAGCGCGTCATGCCCTGCGAGGCGTTGCACAAGGACGTGGAGCGCGTGGCCAAGAACGACGCCGAGACATTCGAAGCGGATTTCTACCTGATGGCCAGCACGCTGCGCCCTTTGATCGCCGACCTGGTCGACGTCCTGGGCGGCGAACGCGTGGACGATCGCCAGGCCGATATGTTCCGCCCGGCCACCGGCCCTGCGCTCGCCGCCGCCGAGGGCGGCGATCACCTCGTCGACCCGCTACTGACCGACGCCCGCCGCGTCGTGCTCGAGTACCGCCGCCCCTCAATTTCCGTCATCCAACGCCATTTGCGCATTGGCTACAACCGCGCCGCGTCGCTCCTTGAATCCCTGGAGCAATTCGGCTTGGTCACTGCCATGCGCCCCGATGGCACCCGCGAAGTGGTTTACCCCCTTTAAGGAGCAGTCATGCGAATCAACCGTATCACCATCGAGAACTTCCAGGGCGTGCGCGCCGTGGATCTGGACCTGCGCACGCCGGTGGCGCTCATCGCTGGCGCGAACGGCGCCGGCAAGTCCAGCGTCGCCGAGGCGGTACGCCTGGCAATGCTGGGATCGCCGGAGCGCGTCGGCCTAAAAAAGGAGTACGGCGCTCTGGTCACTGACGGCGCCAAGGGCGGCGCGATCGTACTGGACTTGGCCGAGGGCTCTGTCGGCATCAGCCTGCCCAAGGGCACGCAGTCGGGCGAAGGTCTGGTGCCGCAATCCAGCGCCCTGCCCTTTGTTCTGGATCCCCAGCGATTCGCCGCGGCCAAGCCTGATGATCGCCGCACCTTGCTGTTCGCCCTGACAGGCACGAAGGTCAAGCCGGATGACATCGAGCGCCGCCTGCTGGAACGCGGTTGCAACGCCGTGCTGGTGACGCAGATCAAGCCGATCCTGCGCAGCGGGTTCGCCGCCGGAGCCGACCACGCCAAGCAGGAGGCCACGCAGGCCAAAGGATCCTGGAAGGCTACGACCGGCGAACAGTGGGGCAGCCAAAAATCGGAAGGCTGGGCCGCGGATATCCCGCCGTTCGACCAGGCCGCCCTGGCGGGCGAGCGCACTGCGCTGGCCGGCGTCGACGCCAAGCTGGAGCAGAACACCAAGGCGCTGGGCGCGCTGGAGCAAAAGGCAGCCGCCTACGCGGCCGCCCGCGACCAGGTCGCGGCCCGCCAAGCCAAGGCCGCCCAGCTGCCTGCGCTGCGCAAGAAACTGGAGTTCGACCAAGGGGAGCACACCAAGCTGGCCGAGAGCGTCGCCGCGCTGCAAGCGAAGGCGGGAACTGGCCCACGCCAAGGTGTGGTGCACAACCTGGCCGTCAGCCTATCAGCCTTGATGGACATTCGGAACGACAGCGAGGGAGTGGCCGGCTATCACCGGAACGGAGAAATTGCTGATTGGGCCGAGTTCGACGACGAACTGAACGCGGCCCAAGGCTCCCTAACAGCCTACGAGAACCAGTACGGGAAACTTGACGCCGCCGGCGACGCCGAGGCGTCCGCCGCGCTGCCCAAGGAGATCGAAAGCCGCGATCTGATGGCGCGCAGTATCGAGAACGATCGTCGCGACATCGCTGCTGCCGAAGCGGCAGCAGCCCAGCTGCAGGATGAGGCCGCACCGGTGGAAATCCAACCCACCGACGTCGAAGCGGCCCGCGCCAAGGTGACCGCGCTGCGCGCCGAGCGCAAGGCAATCGATGATCGTGTGCAGATCATGCTGAACGCCAAGCAGGCGGCGACCAGCGCCACGGAGCGCACGTCGAACGCGGCCCGCTATCACACAGAAATCACCGACTGGCTGGCGATCGGCGACGCGCTGTCGCCCGACGGCATCCCGGGGGAGATCCTGGCCGAGGCCCTGCAGCCGGTCAACGACAAGTTGACCGGCCTGGCCGAGCTGGCGAACTGGCGCGCCCCGGCCATCGACGCCGACATGGGAATCACCTGGGGCGGCCGCGCCTACCGCCTGCTGTCGGAGTCCGAACGTTGGCGCGTGGACGCGCTGATCGGCGCCGCCCTGGCCGAAATCTCCCGCCTGCGCTTGCTGGTCCTGGACCGCTTCGACTGCCTGGACATGGCCGGCCGCGCCGACGCGCTGGGGCTGGTCGATGCGCTGGCCGCCGACGGCCACATGGACACCATCCTGGTGCTGGGCACGCTCAAGGCTGCACCGGCTGCCCCCTCTGACGCCTTCACCACCTTCTGGATCGAAAACGGCACCACCGAGCAGCCGCAGCTGCGTGCCGCCGCCTAAAAAAGAGAGCCCCGACATGAAAAACCTGAAACTGTTCTTCGATACCGAAACCACCGGCTTGCCACTCTTCAAGGAGCCGTCCGAACACCCTGACCAACCGCACATTGTCCAGCTGGCCGCGGCGCTGGTGGACATGGACACCCGCGAGGAAATCGCCAGCATGGACGTCATCGTCCGCCCGGACGGCTGGATCATTCCGGACGAGGTTGCCGCAGTCCATGGCATCACCACGGAACACGCCGCAGCCGTTGGCGTGCCTGAGTCGCTGGCCCTGTCGATGTTCCTGGAATTGTGGGCCGGGCGCCCGCGCATCGCCCACAACGAACAATTCGACGCCCGGATCATCCGCATTGCCCAGCACCGCGCCGGCGAACTTGAGCAGGACCTGGTGCGCTGGAAGGACGGAGCCACGGAGTGCACCGCGCGCCTGGCCACACCTATCGTCAAGTGCCCGCCCACCGCCAAGATGCTTGCGGCCGGCCGCACGCACTACAAGACGGCCAACCTGGCCGAGGCCGTGCAGTTCTTCACCGGTAAGCCTCTGGAGAACGCACACAGCGCCATGGCCGACGTGCGCGGCTGCATGGCCGTCTATTTCGGCATCCAAGACATGCAACCGGTGGAGGCCTGACCATGCACCCGTACTTGAACCGAAAGGACCGGCGGCAGGCAGCGCGACTGGAAGGCCGCCGCGCGCGATCGCCGCGCCACGCATTCCGCCCCAAGGCGTCGCCCATGTTGGTCGGCGCGGAGATTGTCATGCGCCCGCTTGAGCAGCTTTTCGACGAGCTGGAGCGGACAGGTGCCGTCTCCGTCAACGCTCGCGGCTTCCCGCAGTTCCTGGCCTGCGACGGCCATTGGTACGAGGCTGCGCCGGCGATCGAGGGCCTTATCTGGCACTTTGAAATGTGGTCCACCCGGCACGGCAAGGAATTGCCGCTGCAGCCCCTGCGCGACCTGCACGTCGCCCTGCACTACCTGGTCCCGATCCAGGAACAGACCGTCCACGCCTTGCGCGACGCGCTGCCCGTGCTTCGCCGCGTGATGGCGCTTGGGCAGCCTGACGACCAGATCGACCTGCTGCAGCAGACGCGCATCAAAGCTGCCATGGAGGGCCCCCGCGTATGAACCAGTCCATAACCTGGAAGGCGGTGCCGGCGGAGCCCACCAGCAACTGGACCAACGCCTTCGCCGCACGCGGGCCGCGGATCGGTACGTTCGACACCACCATCCGCGACGTGCTGGCGACCGCCCCGGAGCCGCCGTTCGACCTGCAGCAGGCGCTGCAGGACGTGCGCGCCGCGCTGGCGTTCCTTCCGCCCGCCGATGCCGCTGTCGCAGGACTGGATCGAATCATCGCCATTTTCGGCGCGGCAGCCGGCGGCACCCAGGACGACACCCTGGCGCGCATGGGCAATACAGCCGACCACCAGGAAGGCTGGTACGCCGGGATTGAGCGCGGGCGAGCCGAGGCACGGGATACCGCTGGGATCGGCGCGCGGCAGTTGCAGGAGCGTGCCGACAAGGTCGTGATCATGAACGCCACCGGCGACCCGGATCTGTTCCTGCAAGCAGTCAAAGACCTGCTCGCGGCAGTCCGCATGTTCCGCCCCACTTCGGCTATGGGCATTGCGCGAGATGCGGAGCGGTATCACGGCTTTCGGACAGCAATCGCAAATCAAGACGTGACGTGGCTCGACATCATCGACGAAGCGTTGATGGCCATGGGAACCGCTCTAGATGAAGCACCGACCGCCGAACAGGTGGATCAGGCTGTTGATGCCGCTATCGCCACTCGACAGGGTCAACGCACGGGGGACCCGGAATGACACCCCCCCCTCTGCAACGCTTCAAATTCCTGATTCTTCGCATGCCTCGCTTCAATGTCGGGCCAACAATGCGAGCACGCGCCAAGTCTGTGACGCTGGCCATAACCGTTCAGCGACGTTCGCGACTGAAAACGAAGCCAGTTTCCCGGTGTCTTTTCTTTCGTTCCGCAGGCACCAAGGATATGGACCGTATGACTACCTTTCGGCGATCCTTTCTTAGTCGGCCTGGTGTTGACGCGATATTGCTCAGCCTTCATAGCGGGTCGCTCCATCGGCAAGTTGAGTTCAGAAAATTCTACTCCGCGGGAGCACCCGTATGACCCACAAAAACAGCTTCGCGAGGGACGAATTCAGGAGGATCCGATAAATGTCCGACATTCCTCCGCGATTCATCCGCGTGGGCAAGGCGCCAGCGTATCTCGCGATGTGCCGCCGAGTATTCGATAAGGAAATACGCCCTCTTCTGCGGGAAATCAGCATCGGCAAACAAGGGATTGCCTTCGATCGCAAGGAACTCGACCTGGTCGCGGACGAGTATGCCGAGCGCATGGCAATTGACAAGGCAGCACCTGCGGGCAACGATGCCCAACGCAGCGAGCGCCGCCATAGCCAAGGAGCATCAAGCCTATGGGGCAAAAAACAATCACCGGACTCACGCTCAAGGAAGGTATCTGGCACATCGACAAGGTCGTCCACGGGCATGGCCGAATTCGAGGCAGCACTGGCACAGGTGTACGCGCAGAAGCGGAGCAATTCCTCCTTGCGCGCATCGTCGAAGCCCAGGCCGCCAAAGCCGAGCAGCAGGATCAGCGGAAGACCTTCCGAGACGCAGCGACCCGCTACCTAAAGGAGTACGCGCATCAGCCTTCAATCTGGCTCACCGGCACCTACCTGAAGCAGCTCGATCCATACATCGGCGAGCTGTATCTGGACGAGGTGGACGACGAGGCCTTGCAACCCTACGTTGAGGACCGCCTGGAGCTGGGCCGCGCGCCGCGCACGATCAACATCGCGCTACAGCGCGTGGTTCGCGTCCTCAACGTCTGCGCCAGAAAATGGCGTGACGAGGAGCGCAAGCCGTGGCTCCGGACCGTGCCCATGATAGAAATGCTCAGCGAGAAATCGCGACGGCAGCCGTATCCACTTTCATGGGATGAGCAGGCCATCCTGTTCAAGGAACTCCCCGATCACCTGCTGGCCATGGCCCTCTACAAGGTGAACACGGGATGCCGCGAACAGGAGGTTTGCAAACTGCGATGGGAGTGGGAAATCAAGGTGCCGGACCTGGAAACCAGTGTCTTCTTGATACCCGCTGATTTCGGCGGACGGTTCGATGATTCCGGCGTCAAGAACGGCGAGGAACGTCTGGTCGTGCTGAACGACGTGGCCAGGTCGATCATTCGCAAGCAGCGCGGCCTGCACCCCGAATGGGTTTTTCCCTACGAGGAGCGCGCGCTACACCGGATGAACGACACGGCCTGGCGAAGCGCACGCAAACGCGCAGCTGAGAAGTGGAAGAAGTTGCACGGTGTGCCTGCACATCCCAGCTTTGGCCGGGTCCGCGTGCATGATTTGAAGCATACCTTCGGGCGCCGACTGCGCGCGGCGGATGTGCCGGAGGAAGATCGTAAGGCGCTGTTGGGCCATACGGTTGGTAGTATCACCTCGCATTATTCAGCAGCCGAACTGACCAAGCTGATTGAGTATGCGAACCGCATTGCAGCAACTGATACGCGCAGTCCGGCGTTGACGATGCTGAAGCGGCGGGCGGCTTAA